ATACTCAGTATCCCATGTACATTCTTCTAACATTACACCATCTTCTTCGTATACTCTTCTTGATGTTGGTGGTCCCATTTCTTCTTCTTCTGGGGAAATCTCACCAGCGGCACCAGTCTCGTTGAGTCTCTCAACAAACTTAAGCATCTTTTTCATACCCTCAGTTAGTTCTGGAATACCCTTATCATCATCACCCTTACCTCTAAAGAACTCATTGTATAGTTCGTCAAATTCATTCATAATTACTTTCTTTTTAATATAACCTTTATTTTACTAAATATCTTAGTCAAAAACAATACCTTTCTACCAGATGGTGTCAAATTGGCAGTAACCAAAAGATTTGTACCATTCACTATGTCATAACGCTTTTGCTTTAACTTAGTTATTAATTCGTAGTGTTGTTCAATTAAGAATGTGTCAATCCAAGTATCAATAAGGATTAATTGATTTCCAATCGTAGCATCAGTTCGGTCAACCTCATGGTCAAACCATAACAAGAGTGCTTTTAATTTTTTATCAATTAAATCATCCTTGTGAAACCTACAGTTTTTGTATTTATCAATATCGAAATCCATCCTTATTCTTTTATTATAAATACTATGAAGTGCAAGGATAATACCGTTTATTTCCTCTTCTTTATCCCAATCTTTATAGTAATCGTGGATAATAGGTCTCTAAGGAAACTTTTTGGCTTAACTCCCGACAAATAAAAATATAGTCCAAAGAAGAATGCTGATAATAGGTAGAAAAATAAGGTGGTAGCTACATAGGAATCCATTACCCTTTGGAGCATGTAAAAGGCTACATCGTACCCTAGAGGGAGGAAGAACATCGCCATCATTAGCGACACTACTGCTAGTCTTTTTCTGTTTACTCCCTTCATCGCTATCCATGTTATTATCTGTTGTCATTTCTTATAAATACTTTCTGAATTCAAATATACACATAAAGTCTGAAAAAATCAAGCTTTTGTTTTATAATAAGAATTGTTTCCACCAATATACTTGGTATGCCAATGCTAACCAATGGGTAAGTATCCAAATAAACATAACAAAATTATTACCAGTTACGTTTAAAAATGTAGTTCTAAAAAGATATGTGTTACTTAATAATTGGATTGTTCCAAACATAAATGTAACTATAAATAATATTTCTTGCATCATTTTGTTAATTTTAAATGTATTTGTCTATTTGGTCTCTTATTGTTAGACCCGTTCCTCTAATCTCCATAGCTTTTTTACCTAATTCCTGTAGTATTGATTTAAGTTCTGGATATTCTTTTGCATCAGTAATATCTAATCTATCTCTACCCATTGAAAATGAGAAGTAACTCATTTCTGGATTTCGCCAAGTAACATATATAGAACCTAATTTGAAAGATATATAACCACCCTCAGCATTTCCACTATGTTCTAAATCTGTAATCTTAGATTTGTTATCTGTTATCTTTTCAATTATAGCCTCAATCTCAACTTTGTTAGCTACTCTTACACTCATTTGCATACCTACTTCTTTTTTATGAATTCATCATTTCTCGTGTGATATCAGCAACTAAATCAATATGACGTTGACCATAAGGTGTCCATGCCATTCCCATTTCCTTAAGGTCGAAATGCTTAACGATAGTGGCGTATTCACGACTATCATCTGGATAACCAACAACATAAATGCTATCAGCCAATTCAACTGCAAGTCTTAACTCGTGAGTAGAATATATAATAGTATTTAACTCATGGTCATTCTTAATTAATTCAAATGAACGCTTAACATCTTCAATGTTACCAACGTCAAGACCAGAGAATGGTTCATCTAAAACCATGAAATGTCCAGATGAAAGTATTTGTTCAATGATGGCTGTACGTTGTCTCTGACCACCAGATAATTCGCAAGGGTATTGACCCTTTTGTTTTACAAGACCCCATTCAATTAAATACTTATTGATTATTTGCACCTTTTCCTCTTTAGACTTACCAGACTTTCTAAGTGCATACTTGAATGTTTCCTCAACTGTCTTGTGTCTGAAAAGTGTGTACTTTTGGTCTACAAAACCAACATCACCCTCAGCTACCTTCTTAGCATCACTACTGTCTTCCGTATCTAACTCAGTGATAAGTACATCACCAACCTTTGGTTTAACAAGACCTGTAAGTGCTTTAAATAGTGTTGACTTACCTCGCCCAGAACGACCTACAATTGCTATTACTTGTCCAGTAACATGTCCTTCTCTAACTACATCCTTTTCTATAAGGTTGACATTCTTTAGAACTGTTTTGTAGTCAGCACCTTCACCATAACCCAACTCAACGTTGTCTAGGTAAAGTATTGTATCTTTTAATTCGTAACTCATAATTTTATCTTAAAATTAATAATAATCTTCTATTTTTGTTTTCGATTGGTTTGTCTTGATGGACATACGTAGCCGCCTCACCAATAGTCAATCTATTACCATAAGGGTCAATGAAGTATAGTGGTATTTCACCACATGGATTACGATTATCCTTTAATATTTTCCGAATCCTCTCGTAATCAGCGTGTTTGTCGTAATGACTGTCTTTTTCCCACATAATCTTATCTATTGATTAATAATAATCTTCTTTTACCAACTTGGTTAATCTTATCTAGATTCATAAAACCATCTGTAATGTCATGCAATTGCTCATTAGTATACTTAGTATGATTCTTCTCAAGTACACCATTACGACCAACTATTACATGTGTCGCATACATTTCGTTTGTATTAAATGGACCAGTAGCACCATCTACGATTTTATATTTCATATCTTAATACTTTGAATATCTGAATAAGAACTTTCTAAGTCTCTTAAGACCAAAGTCTAATCCAAGTCCAATGAAAAGGATAACTAATTGAAGTGCAACGATTCTACCATGATTCATGAACTTATCTGAATTCTTAATAAGAAATCCAAGTCCACCCGCTGATACCATAATCGATTCAACCGTTACAAGCATCATCCACACTATAGCTAGATTCTGTCTTACAGTTTCAATTACATAGTCTAAACGACCCTTGATAACTACTTCCCATAGAATCTCCCATCGGTTACATCCAAGGGCTCTAGCGTGATGGAATTCCTCTTCTGGTATATCTTTAAGCATTGATAGTAAAGATGTTGTTAGGAACGTTCCCATGAAGATTACGAGTACCCATACTTGAATACTTCGACCATCACTAACCATCATTGTAATATAGAATGCAATACCTGTAAGTGGTAGATACCTAAACTTAGATATCATGTAGGATATTGGTTTTATGACTGGCATTGGTGAGAGGTAAACAAATATCAATGATACAAATACCCCTAAAAATACTGCTTTACCACACAGTGCAAGAGAACTCATAATATGAACCATAAGTCCTTCTTGATATAAACCAGTGAACCCCTTCCATACTTGTGATGGTGTTGGGAACATGTGAGTTTCACCACGAGAACCATAGATTCCCCATATAAGACAGATTAGGACGAACCAAGCAGACCCGATTATTAGTCGTTGCTTCTTGGTTGTCTCTTCGAATTGTTTGAAGAATTTTAACATAGTTTATTTTTAAAATGAATAAGAAAAACCTGGCGTAACATACCATGTTCCATCCCAACTAGAAGCTTGAGCAAACATTCCAAAGTTACCAAATTCCTTTGATGCACCTACACCATATTCTATAAACATTCCGTAGTCTCTATCAATATATGCACCTACACCTAAAAGACCATAAATTGAAACAAAATCAAGTGAATGTGAAAATGCTGTCTTAACTTCCCACCAGTAATTTTCAATTACTTCTGGTGAAGTACTAACAAGGTTATTTCTACCTAATACACCACCAATTGACCAATTTTCAATCATAATACCAACTTCAAGTGAAGGGTATGATGTTGTTTGGAAATCATTTCCATTGGACATTGATAATCCAGCTGCAATATAAGGTGTGATTGGTGACTCAAGTCCTTCAACGAATCCACCATCTTGTGTGCTCTGTGCAAATGTAAGTGTCGAAACCAACAATATTGCGAATAATAATACTTTTTTCATAATAATTTTATTTTTAAGTTTAAAAAAAGGGGTAGTATAATTACCACCCCTCTTTATATTTTTATTGATTATCGTAAAAGAGTGATTTGAACTCTACGATTAGTTGCTCGACCAGTTGACGTGTTGTTGGTTGCTATTGGTGTTGAATCACCAGCACCACTAACCTCTTGGATTCTATCTCTAGAAATTCCTCGACTAATTAAGTATTCAGCTACCGCATTTGCTCTATCTCTAGATAACGGTTGGTTGATTGAATTAGAACCAGTATTATCAGTATGTCCAATTAAGATTACTTTAGTTTGTTCTGCTTGAATTAACAAGTTATAGATTGTACTTAAGTCTCGATTAGATGTTGCTTGAATATTATCACTTCCAGTTGCGAAATTGATATGCCATTCACCACTTGCCATTACCTCAGTCTTAGTTGCTGTGTAATCTATAGCTTCTGTTTCACCAGCTGTCATATTATCGATATCTTGACCAGCATTAAGTAGATATGTTAAATTAACACCTTCATTGTAAGGAATTACTCTATCAACCGATTCATTAAATCCGAATGGGTTAAGTTCTACTAAGTAGTTAGATACTTGATTGTATACTGACTTGTAACGATTGTTACCATCAGTGATTCCGTAATATTGAATTGCATCTGCATATGATAATACTCGTGTACCACCCATGTTGTAAGACAATCCATTCTTAGTTCCTTTTTGTCCTTGGAACATTCCGTACCAATACTCTGGAGTTTCAAGATTAAATGTAGTTTGAATCGCCTCAGACGCTCTTACTCTCCACTTGTCATACAACTTCATTTGATTAGTAGCTGTAAGTGTTGACTTAAGTATATTTGTTACGATGTCTGGATGAGTTGCTGCCCATTCTTTAACAACTACAAGTGTTGTTGCCATTTGATTAGGGAAATCAGCTGTTGATGCGATATCTGTGAAACCTGTAAGGGCATCGAATACCATCTTATCACCTGGAGTCCAAGTAGCACACCCATCAACTTTTTTATCAATTGTCTTACCAGTAAGTTTACCATCAACTACCTCTTTAAGAGATACTGTGAATCCTTTCTTTTGAGATGCAATTAATTCTTTTGCAGAATTGATATAGTCATCATCAGCAGATGGAAATACATTAACCGCATTAGGGTCGTAAGTTGTAAAATCTGGATTAACCTTAAGGTTGTTAACTCCACAGAAGTTAAGTAACACTACCCAGTCACCATCACCTGGCACACACGATACTAATGACCCTAACATACTATTTGGGTTTGATTTCCATTCAGATGGTCCGATTAATTTATCTTCACCATTAGACATTCCAAATGCACCTACAGCTTCTACATGGTATTTATCACCAAACTTATCATTAAGTGCTGATTGCATTGTTGATAGGTAATAAGGTACACCATCACCCATAATCATAATTCCCATTGCAGATTTATCTGATGATGGATATTCTTGACCCGCATCATACTCTTCGATAAATTTCATCTGCATAGCTTTCAATTCAGAAAGCCAATCTTGACGAATTAATTCAAGATTTACACCATTCGCTTCCATTAACGAACCCGATGTTGTGAATGGACCACCATTTGCTACGGCAATACCTTGTTCACCATTCCAAGCATAACCAGCGACTCTAACACGTGGATTTACTAAAATTTTAGTACTTGGTGTAGTACTTGGCAATGGAATAAATGCCGCTTGTGTAACGTTGTCGATAACGTCACCATTTTCATCTAAGGCAATGACATCAACTGAGCCATCTACTCTAAGACCTGGGGCAAATATATACAACCCACCACCTACGATTGCAAGTGCAATCACTAATAAAAAGATTTTGAATCCTTTGTTAAATTTACTGAACATTTTCATAATTTACTTTTTGTTTTTTAATTATTAAATTAATTTGTCGATACAAATATAGGTAAATTAATTTAATCTACCAAATATTTGCTCGATTATTTTTATTTTTTTTTATTATTTATTAAAATACCTCACCAAAACCACCAGACTGCATCTTGTCTTCGTGTGTTAATTGGTACTCTGGATTACTATAAGACTTAGCTGATGCAACTGGGTCTTTCCCTGTATTAATATCATCAGCCAATGAATTCAAGTTTGCATATAATTCATCAGAGTCCATTGCGTAGTTACTCGTAATACTATCAATATCTTTCAAATTACCAGCAGTAATTGCGATATCTTGTGCTATTGTTGTAGTTACAACATCCATTGCATATTCTAATTCCCATGGTGTCGTGAAAAGCATTGCATCCTTAGCAGTCTGAGTTGCTTCCTTAGACTTCTGTGCGAATGCATAATCCTTTTTAAGAATTTTAATTGTTGCATCGAAATCAAGAATCTTGATATCCATTGATGTTTCAACCATGAGTAATTTTTGGCTGAATTTCTTCATAATTGCCGCACGAGAACCATACTTTTTAACAAAGTTTTTCTCTTGTTCTAATTCATGACCCTTTCTTTGAGCGTCAGCAATTACCTTAAGGAAATCAGAATTAGCATTTACATACTTATCTTCACCCTTAGCTGAGACACCCATGGTGTTAACCATAGTATCCATAACTCCTTTGTATTTGTCAGCCTTCGCTTTAAGACTTGAAATTTTAGTCTCTAAGTTCTTTGCAGTCTTTTCTGATTTATCAGCCGAGATTTCCATATCTGTTTTAAGTTGAGATATGCTACCCTTAGACTTCTGGAAGTTCTTCTTATTCGTTTCCATTTTAGCACGTTGGTCCTCCAACTCAGCAAATGGTGCATGTTTGATTATTAGTTTATGCATAAAACGTGTGAAACGTTTAAGTCCCTTAAGAATTACTGGCATTGCAATAACTGCTAATACAATTAAAATAAGTGTACTTGCAATCGCTAAGAATTGTCCAATTGCTTGGAAAACTGGTGGGAGTACATAAATCCATGAGAAATATAATACTGCACCTAGTACAGCTAATTTAACGAAGAAGAACATTCCTTTCTCTCCTTTTCTAAAGGCATCTACCGACTTCCCGATATCACTAGACTCAAAGTGTCTAAGTATTGGAAGATTTTGCATTGATGAATTATCCATAATTGTTTTTTTTTATTTAAGTTATTTTTATTTTGTTATTTGATATTAGTTTTGATACCATTTACCACAGTTGTAATTGTAGAAACGATTTTATCTTTAGCTATATTATTAGCCATGATTTTACACTCAATATCAGTAAGTGTAGGTGTATACTTAGAATCTATTAAACTTAATTGACTCTCTTTTTTTGATTTCTCCAAATTTAGTCTTACAATCTCATTGTTAATTCCATTCAACTCGTTGGTTAACATTGACTCTTCTTGACCCTTAGCTTGTAAAGCCTCTTCCCTCTTAGTATTACCATTCTCACTATAAGTAGTGTGAACCTTATTGATTTCACTGATGTAATAGTCTGATTGTGAGATTAACGACTCTTTCGTAGCGTTAGCTGTCTTAGCCATTGTAAATGCCATATTATAAGTGGCTGGGTTAGTTGCACCCGCTTCTACTACCATCTTGAAGAATTCGTAGAAATCATACCCTTCCATGTCAAGACCATCAAAGCCTTTTTCATACATAGCCATGATTTTATCCAAGTGTGGACCACACGCTGGATTGTCTGGTGTTATCGGAGCCATTGTTGTTGGTGCCGATGTGGGTACTGTTGGTTCATGAAGAGGGGCTGATGCCGCACTCGACGGGAACTTGTTTGTGAAACTTTGTTGTGAAGTGTTCGTCTCCTTTTTTTTGTTACCATCATCTCCTTCTTCATTGACGAAGATTAGGTCTTTTAAAAATCCCATTAATTTAGGTTTTAGTTAATACTATATTTATTAATTGATACAAAGATACGAAATCTTTTTCAATAAAACAAATATTTAATGAAAAAAATTAATATTTCTTTCATTTGTGGGCGGAGTAGTGTTCGAACCTACATCTTCCGTTATGGATTTACGCTACCATAACACGGGGTTACCATGCTGGACTGAATCCAGACAACCTTCGCACGGACGCTCTACCATTAAGCTATCCACCCATTTATTGGCTTACTAAAACAGTAGCTTGCACGGGGTCAAAACATTGGGCTCTTCGCTTACGTATTCCTCACATCATTTCTGACGGGTCTCCGCTCCGTGCCTTTTCCCAACTTAGGACCTTTTTACGCTTGCCTTTTCGTCCAACACGTCAATTTATTTTTTTTCGGGTCCATACAGCGTCATAACGGTGATGCATTCACCTAACTGCTTCCCCTAGTCTTAAATTAACAAATTAGACTACGGTTCTTTAATGTCAATTACTGTTTTCTAAGGGGTGGTACTAATAGATTTTTGTTTTGTACACTCTAGGGATATACACCCTAGTTCTCACCCGAAGAATAGACTTAACACGTTCTTAGAATTGTGTTAGTGAATTAGTGCTACTTGGGGTTGACTCACCTAATGTAGATTTATTTAACGCTCTATCTCGTCTACAACCAGCTTTAGAGTACACTTTCACTTTGTCCATCTTCAACAGTAATTTAGTGGTGATGGTTGGATTTGCACCAACTTCTGCTCACCGCCCGTATATGGTTAGTATCTTAATCGTAGCCCGCCATATAGGGTTAACATCACCATTTGGTAGAATTAACCTCTTCTACCATGAGCTTACCTCGCACCCCGAAGGGTGACTCTAAAACAAGTGACCATACTCGCTCTATGTGTTATCGACGGGATTCGAACCCGCATCTCTGCCAGTAATGGAGCGACTTAACCAGTTTGCCCACAATAACTAGGATGTCGTCAGACCACCTAGTTAGTTGTATTGTCCAGCTGGGGCTCATTGCCCTCCACTCGACTGCTTCGGGACGAACCAAAGCGTTTATACTACCTTTCGGTCAATCTCATCCCTACGTATCTACAATGTATCCATCGTACCAACTCGTCAATTTGCTTAGGATTAAATAGTACCAGAGACTACCCTAAGACTCGCCATTTCTGGTATAATTGTGTTGAGAGGGCTAGACTTGAACTAGCGACACGTGACTTTTCAAGCCAATGCTCTACCAACTGAGCTACCTCTCAATTTAAACGCAATTAGGTTGCTGTTTAACATTCATCATCACAACACGGCTAGAATATTAAAAACCTAAAATTACACCATATCCCGAACCCGTAAATGACTGTTCTATGTATTGATTTTGCGGTTAGTGCGGCACTTGTACGGAAGAACTTAATCTCACCACCAGTGGGCGGTCTTAACAACACTACTCCGAATGCACAGGTGTTTTCATCCTGTTACAAACTAATACATGAATGACTCAGTCAACAACCAACCGTACTTCCCCCACGGGGTTACCTAGCATTGGTCCTTGGACGTTCTCACCCTCGGTAATATATCACATCGAACTATAATCCTCTCCCAGCTAAGAGAGGTAGTTACTTGCGTTTATTTCTGTTACATTTGAGTAACATAACATAGTGGGGCAAAGAGGAATCAAACCTCAACTTTAAAGACCTAAATCTTTAAAGGTAAACATACTGCCCCATGTGTGTTATTTGGGAGTGGGCACCCAAAATAATAACTCATTCACTGATACTTCTCAGCCCTAAGATAGCCCTTGTCGATTTCTCAACATTTTTAGCACTACATTTTGACCGTCAACTATAACGGGTGAATCGATATCACGCCAGTCCATCGACTAACACATATTATCCTTACTTGCTCGATGTTATGAGCAATCTATATCTACTTCGTTTAGTAGAACCTTTAGTTGAATTACTTTCGGATGCGAAGCCTAGTCTATTCTCTAGAACTTGAGCTAATGTTCCTACTTCACCCTCATACTTAAAACAAAGGGTTGCGTAATTAACGTAGTCATCTTCACCAGCCACATCAAACTCATCAAATATTCCGAGTCCAAGTTGTTGAGTCCCTTCGTGATAATAATTTACTATCAATAGGTCACAATCGTTAAGTTTATTACTTTGGAATGCCTCAATTTGTTCAAATAACCCTTTCCCAACATCAAGATATTCATCGTCATCATTATCTAAGTCATCACTTAACTCTGGGACAACGATTAACATTTCACACCCTAAGAGGGGTTTATGTGAGTAACCACCACCTTTGTATTCAACTATATCAACATCAAATCCTTTTAGTAAGGTTCGAACCGCAGACACAACGTCTGGGTTCGCCCTATTAGATTTGGCTAAATAAATTGAAGTCATATTAGAACCACTCTTTCAAGATGTCTTGAGCTACTTTCAACTCAATTTTCTTAAGCTCTAATTCAAGTGTAGCTTCATGCATATCATTAACCCAACCTTTGGCGTTAAAGTCTCCACCACCTGGACGAAGGCTATAAGATGTATCTGGTGCAAGGTCAGATAAATCTAGAATCTTAGATTCCAACTCATCAACTTCACCATCTAACTTACGCTCAAGGTCCTCAGCCGCACGTTTAACAGACTTAGCTAGTTTCTCTGCTCTAGCTCCTTTGATTTCTTCGGTAGATGCTGCGATTTGCGCTGCAAATTTACCTTTGCTTTCTTTTGTACTCATAACTTTAATTTAGTTAAATTTAATTATTACTAATTGTTTCGACTACAAAGATACGTAACTTATTCCAACCCCACAAGTTTTTTTGTAAATATTTTCAAATTATTTTTAATAAAACTTATAATTGATTATAAATCAAGACTTTAGAAATAATAAATATTAATCAAGATTAACGATTATCCTATCTATTGTATTAATTGTTCTATCTAGAGATAGAACTATTTGGTTTTGATTTTTGATAACTCCCACAATACCTTCATTTAGTTTATCTAATCTACCACCAACACAATCAACCTTATTAATAATAGCGTTATATAATTCTTCGTTAGTCATCTATTTAATTATCCAAATTTTTTAATTCTACTCTCAACTCTTGTATCTTACGTTGGTGAGATGGTACGTTTATCTCAGCTGTTGCTGATGACTTCTTTGTAAGTGACATTCTTAATTCATCTTGAAGATAGTCGATTCTTTCTTGTAACTTCTTCTTTTTCTTTTCTACTTTTCCCATTGTTTCTATGTTTTAGTATTGTGGAGGTGACGGGACTCAAACCCGTGGTCTCTTGAGTGCAAGTCAAGTGCTTTAGTCATCTAAGCTACACCCCCATTATTTATTACCGTTAGTTACCAGAGGATTACATACTGAAATGTTAATTCATTGATAATTAATGATTTATGTTTTTGGTAACTTACCAGAGGTTACCGTTGGATAATATATTGTCTGTTTGCTATCATAGTAGCACTTTTAGCTAATATATTATCTGTTTTGCTACTAGAGTAACGTTTTGTGGAGACAATGGGAATTGAACCCATCACATAGACATTGCAAATGTCCATCGCCAAAGCCTTGGAACATGTGCCCCCGAACGCAAGTGTTTTCTTATCCCATTAAACTAACCGCCCCAGAAGGGACAGTACGGGGCTCGAACCCGTATCTCTTACTGGCGGTCTAGGAGGGAGTCAAACCCTCGTTTTTGAGCAGAGACAGTGCAAATCCACCTTCAAGGGGCTCACTAGACCAATTTTGTTAGATTTCGTATCGTTATCACACTTCAATACAAGTCACTTTCAATTTATCTAACTTACTTCCTATGCTGCCTCTCTGGGCTACTCCCAGCGGCTTTGTGCAACACCGAGCGGACGGTGGGGGACTCGAACCCCGACCTCTTGCGTGACAGGCAAGTATGCAGCCATTACACCACACCGTCCATTTAGCAGTATTTTATTTCGTTCAGAACCGCTAGAAACTGACCCTTGGTACTGCGTGTGGGAATCGAACCCACTCTCCTATAATTGGCTGGGGTGAAAGCCCAGTCGCTCACCCAATTGCATTACGCAGCATTTTGTGGTACTAGAGGGACTTGAACCCCCGACACGTGGATTTTCAGTCCACTGCTCTACCAACTGAGCTATAGTACCATTTCGTCACCCGTAGGGGAGTCGAACCCCTCACTCTGCCGTGAAAGGGCAGCGTCTTAAACCGATTGACCAACGGGCGAAATGAATCAAGATGTCAAAGAACATGTGTTCTTGTGAGGGCAAACGGTATCGAACCGATATCTCTGGGGTTTCAATCCAGCGCATAGCCCATCTTTGCTATACCCCCAAATTAACGAGCATAAAAAAAGCCCGACCTTTATGGTCGAGCTTATCAATTTTCGTTATATATTTTACATTAACTTTTTGACAATATTCGACCACCCTTGGAACAATCTTCCTCGGCTGCAAAAAATGCAAAATCAAATATGTTAGTTACTGTTATCATTATTTCTATTTTTTTGTGGAACTTCGTGTTCCTTGTTTATTAAATACAATGCAAATATACGAAAGTTATTTGAATTGACAAGTATTTTTTGTAATTATTTTTAAGTTATTTTTACTTTCCCAGTGTTTACTGGGGTTTCAGAGCTAAAATATTTTTATCTTTTTACTGCCCCTAAGAACTCTCTAGTCTTTTTAAGACCAATAATTTGAATTATCTTTCTTAAGAAACTCATCTTATCACCCAATTCACTTTTAGCATAATAGTTGATTAATTCAACCACTTCCTTTTCTTTATCTCTACTAAGTGATGTCTTGTAATCCATAACATCTCTAAGACTCATAAAGTAATACCCGTTGATAAATGTAGCCGCACCCATTACCTCTTGTGTTGACCTTACTTTGACATCAGCATATGCACCACCAGCTTTAGATGGGTCCCAAACGTCAAATGCTTCAATTGAACCGTCTTGTGTTGGTCTGTAGATACCACCTTGATTATATTCGTTTTCTAATCCAGCGTTAACCCAAAGTTGTTTGTCTGGAATAACAATATCTAAGTCACCAATACTACCAGTAAGGTTAAATGCTTCTCTAAGGGGTGGGTGAAGATATAGTCTAGCTGAACCAGCTATGAAATAAACTCTATCCTTTGGGTCTATATTAAATTTCTTGAAGATTAACTCATTAGATTTACCAATCAAGTCAGTTAGACCACTATCACCTTCATTGATTTCTAAGTCTTCTTCTAAGGTTGACCAAAACTCAGTCAACATAATTTCTTTAATATATATCTCAGATAATCGCATATTTTTTAATTCTTTCTATCACAGTCTTATCATACTGCTTCTCTATTGTCATCTTCTTAATCGAGAAAAACATTCTCAATGGACTAGGTCCCTTTAAATAAAAGAAATGATAAGCTGACCAAAAATTTCTTTTATGATAATCATCCTTTATAATCTCTGTAAGGTGACTCACGTTGGCATCAACAAAGTTCCAATCATATTCATGACATAACTTACTAACCTTTTTAATAAATAGATAGCATTCCACTATTCTAGTTACAATCAACGCAATAATTAAAGTCAAAACTATCATAATCTTTCTTATTTAATGTTTATATAGTATAAATATACAAAAAAGAAATCAATTAACCTAATTTTTTCTTAAATATTTATATCCTAGGGTAAATATTATACCATATAATACTCTAGCACCTAAGACACCCCAAAGTCCAACTGAATATACAGATAAACCAATACCACTGAATATACACGCTGTGCTAATCATCTTAAATAGGTGCCAAGCCTCAGTTACACCAACAAGAAGTGTTGATGATAGGAAGAATTTCTCCCCATTATCTCTGTTACCACCCTTCCACTTATTCGCACCAGATAGGAATGGATTCCAGAACTGTGGGTTTAACTTGCTGAATACACTATCCTCAAAGTGATGTGCAAGTGTATCCTTACCAGATTCAGCTAATCCAGCAATGATTATTAATAGTATACCAATCGTTAATATCATTTATTTCTCTTGAATATATTACGAAATGACTTGTCAGTAGCTTTCATGTATTCATAAAAGATAATAGCTATAAGCGCACCATGTGATGCCACTAGGTGTCCAACCAATGGATACCAATTATCATAAACATCACCTCTACCAATGAATACCCAAAATACAATTGAAGTTACAAGCCCAAATATTAATACATATATTGATGATGCATTATCAAATAATTTTCTCCCTTTGTTTTCAAATCTTTCCATTTTTTTCTTTTTTTAACTTGTTTTTTTTATTGTAGTTATTAAACCACTTCTCCATTGACTTACGCTTGCATTCGTTACAATGATAGTCAATTGGATAAGGTACCTTCTTTAAGCATATATTACATTCTTGTTCCATTCTTGTCCAGATTTATTGCCATAAGCATCACAATGTCTTTTTGTGGCGCAAGAGGCTAATAACGTTAGGGTAATCACAATAATTATTAATCTTTTCATATCTTAGTTCTTAGGGTGAAATTGTTTTGGTACAATTCCACCAACTTTTATTAGGTTTAATATTGTATGTTCTTTAGCTGAAAGTAATACCATATCATTAGATGGGTCTCTAGCTATCCAACCATTGATGAATTGTTTCGCAAGGTTATTATGAACATTTTTCAATAGACCTTTAAGGTATGCTTTCGCCACCGTTTGAGCGGAAGGTCCTAGACCTTCCCTAAGTTGTTGTCTAATGAATTGTTTCATACTAATAAATACTTGTTAGTCATAGGTTATTTATTTAAATAAGGTTCCATATAGTTAGGTAACCAACCAGATTTATCATATTGCCTTCTAACATAAACCCTTTTTTGTTCATCAGTTAAATCATCAAATGCCCATTCCCCCCAAACATACCCCTCTTCAAATTGAACTTGTAACCAAGCTTTTTTATTTGGACCTAAGTGTGGGTAATAGGTGTCTGGAAAATTAATGTATCTAAAACCACCCTCTATATTATATTTTATTATATAGTCAAATATTTTATCAAGAGATTTAATTCTTAGGTCGGTAGGTAAGACTTCAAACCAACTAGGATATTCATCACGATTTTTACCATGTCCTTGTTGGAGTGATGCGGTTCCTATACTCCTTTTCATATGTCTTTTTACTTGTGAATCAAGATACATATCCTTAACCTTATCACCACCATATTGTAGGATTTTATTAGATAATGGATTACCAGCCTCAAGTCTAGTTTTTATAAATCCCTTTTTAATTTCATCTGGTAGGATATCAAACATACTATCATTAATTTGGTTACCCTTCTTTGCTCTTGTTGTAGCTAGTTTAATTCTTAATTCAGTATTTAACCTATTAAATTCATAGTCTTTAATGTGAAAACTACGCTCCATTCTATTGTTTAAATATATAGCTAAAGCATGCTCATCTAACATGGCTAATTCATAATCAACTAATTTATGTGGGCTGCCATCACTGATATTACCATTTTTACTAGCTATTAACCTTTTTCTAAAGTATGTTTTCTTAGCCCAGTTTGGTAATTGGTTGTATTGGTATTCTGGAATTGTAAGTCCAGTATCTACGTATTGTGATATGAGGTCCTTATTGTTCATTTTACTAAGTTTATTTATTCACGTTTTTATGTTGTTTAACTATATCTAAGATATGTAATGCATCTTCACTATCAAGACCACCTAAAGAGTGGAGTAAATTGATTCCTTTACCTAATTTAGCAATTCGTTCAGCAATTTGGGATTTATTTATACCATAATAAATTAAACCCACAATATCATGTTTATTTAATTTATCACCTTTAACATCAATAATCTTATTAGCCGTTTGGTCCTTATCTGATGAATATCTCATAATATCACTAAATATATTATTCCCATGTTCTTTAGTGCCCCTTATTTTAAGTATAAGTTCAATTATCTGTTCCGTATTTGAATAGGACTCTACCATCTTCCCTATACCATACTCACCTAAATTGTATATATAATCATGTTTTAATTTATCACCAGTTAAAAGGTCAAACTCAAACGATTGAAGGTTAACCCCATAGTCAATTCTATTTTTTAGATATTTAGGTAAAACATCCTTATCTAATAACATTAATTCATACCTGTCAAGGTTACGTCCACTATCATCACTAATACTACCCATTTTAGTGGCAATAAGTCTCTTACGTATATAAGTCTTTTTACCCCAGTTAGGGAGTTTGGTGTATTGGTATTCTGGAATTCTAAGTCCAGTATCTACGTATTGCGCTATGAGGTCCTTATTGTTCATTAATTAGAACCAATTAAATAATCAAATTGTTCATTACTTAATAGATGTCCTCTTCCAATATAAGCCGACTTATATTCAATTGGTAATTTCATAAACCAATCTAAATCAGTATTAAGTGTACCTAACAAGTTATCTTCCTCTTCTTCTTGTGGTGTCTTTGGATTATTAACCATTTTCTCTACTGGTACACCCTTAGACTTCAAGTACTCAACATAACTCTGAGTGTCACCACCAAATTTAGCAATAGTTCCAGTAGTGTTATTTGCATCAGTCAATTCAATACCATGTTTAGTATTGTCAAATACAACAATGTGTAATGGGTCATCTAAATTAGCGGAACCATCTTCATTTGTTTTAAAGTGATTTTTATCTACAATGAAATAGAATGAAGAATCCTGTGAGTCACGATAAGATTTATACATAGTATTACCTGGTTGTCCGATACAAAAACCATAACCTTGACCAGTTAATCCACCTTGTGTATATGCAATACACTTACCAACCCCATTTCCATCATAAATATCGATTCCATTACCACTCCAAAGTGTTTTTTTGTCAGAATTGAAGTCAGCATCAACACTAGACCCACCCTTAGGTTTTTCAGTATATTTATTGGTTTCACCGTGAATATATTCACCAAACGCTATAAAGCTTGCTATTGGTTTATCACCCATGGTCATACCACCCTTTCTAGAATAGTTTAGTGGTTTAACTCTTTGTTTTTTAATTAACTCTTCATACTCATTAAAAACACTACTTAAATTATTTATATTTTTTTCACCACCAACATAGAATACAGCCATAAATGGTAGATTCTTTTGGTTCTTTGAATTATCGATTGATTTTAATTGGTTGAGTACTTCTTCCTTATTATCAAGTGCTTTTAATACCCCTAAACTTTGTTGCTCACTAGCCTTTGATTCGCTTATGCGAATAAGATTTTCTCTAAGTAATGTTCTAATGAATGATTTCATACTAATAAATACTACTTAATATGATAAAAGTAGGGATAATGGGAGTCGAACCCATACGCTAATATTTCAAGCAGTAGCGTTTGAAACTACCATGTCTACCAATTCCAACATACCCCCATGTTGTACCTAAGGTGGGACTCGAACCCACACGCCCTTACGGGCACCAGCTTCTTAGGCTGGCGTGTCTACCAATTCCACCACTTAGGTATATTGTTGTACGGGTGGTGGGAATCGAACCCACAGGTGTATCTTACGTGTGCCACGGGGTCTAAGCCCGCCAGCTTTACCAATTTGCTCACACCCGCATGTGTGATTTGTAGGGATGATGGGAATCGAACCCATAATGTCTCTTACGTGTGCCATAGGGTTTAAGCCTACCAACTTTACCAATTTGTTCACACCCCCAAGTAACGGTAGCTTATACTCTCAGTACATAGTGATAGACCACTATAACGTACTTACCCTTTAAGCATGAGCCAGTCTATTCCAACACCCGTTTAGTTGGTGGCTTGTAGCGGACCTAGGAGTCGAACCTAGTATCTCGTGGGTTATGAGCCCAGAATGATTTATATATCCGTTTCACTCGTCCGCAAGTACCCCCACGTGGAATCGAACCACGGCTTTCTCCATGTAAAAGAGATGTTCTCCCATTAAACTATGGGGGCATAAAACAAACATAATACCTCTTCGGTCACAAGTGTCCATTGGTCCAGATTCTTACTGGTGTCCTTGAATGATGGGATTTAAACCCAACTTACATTTGTTTAGTAACCCTAGACGGATTCGAACCATCGCTTCTTGCATGTAACACAAGGGTGCTCCCGTTACACCATAGGGTTATTTAGAACTTTCAATTTTTGCGTGTCTTATTCTATGACAATTAGAACACAATAACACACATTTGTCTAGTTCATCTTTTATTTTACCCCACTTCTGGTATTGTATCTTATTCCAGTTTGGGTCCTTTTCATTTGGGTCTAAGTGATGAAAATCAAATACACATTGATAGGTGTTTTCAATATTCAAATCACAATCCAAACATTGGTCTCCCTTATAATGAACCATTTTAAGTTTAACCCTTTTTATTCTTTTCCCATGATACACATTACTACAGTTTTTACAATAACCACCGTAACTATCTCTATTAGACCTTTTATAGAATTCATCTATTGGTTTAATAGTTTCACATCTAGGGCAGAACTTGTCATCACCATACTGTTTATTATGTTGGTTGTGCTTGGTTTTTAAACCAAACTTCTTTAACCAATACTTTATACTAGTCTGAGAACAATCAAGTTCTTCTGCAATCTGTCTTTGAGACATTCCTGTCTCAATTAGTGGTTCTAATATTTCTCTTTCCATAACAGTGTTTTATAATAAATATAACTCACTTTCGAAAAAGACACTCTGAACCACTGAGTTACAGATGCATTTGTTGCAGTAGTAGGATTCGAACCTACAGTGAGGTTTCAAACCTCGTCCCCCTCCACGGGGGATGTGTATGCCAATTCCACCATACTGCTAAGGTTCTTTGCGCTTTAGAACCCCTTTGTAGCCGAGGTGGGATTCGAACCCACACGGGCATTACTGCCCACTGGATTTTAAGTCCAGCGTGTCTACCAATTCCACCACTCAGCCATTTAGGGTGTTTCAACCCTAAAACTTGGTAATTAATTTGTGTGGTGTTTTAACCACTTTTTCAAATTTTTAACTCTTCTTATTTTCTTTATACGAAAGGCTCTATTAACCTTTTCATGTATGTGTTCTATTTCCTTTTTGGTTAATAAATCACTTTCTTTAGTATCCATTTTCATTTTTAACTCTTATTAGTTGAGTCGGGAGAGGGAATCGAACCCCCATCTATCTGATTTTGCAGACCAGTGCCTAAAGCCATTCGACCATCCCGACATATTTTAATGTTTCACTTCTATTCTCTTTCCACACTTGACACATTTCTTAATCTCTATATTCTTGGTCCAGAAAAAAACTGTTCTCTCGAATTTATGACTACAAATTGTCGTTCTTATTTTATCTTTTATTATTTTCATTTCTAATTATTGTGCATAAAAAAATCCGATACTGAATTTCAATATCGGACCTTAACTTGTTGTTATATCTTCAAATTTAACAACACAGTCCGACACTTACTACTAATAAGACTAGTAGTGAAGAAAGACATAATATGTTGTTAACTGTTTGCACTTTTTAAGTTTTTAAGTCGGCACACGAGGCACCTTGTTTATTAAATACATTGCAAATATACGAAAAACTTTTTAATAAGCAAGTATTTTTTAAATTTATTTTTAAATTATTTTATAATATCCCTAATTTGAAGAACAGCTAGATACGCTTCATCCCTTTGTTTATAAAGCTTTATGAGATATTTATCAAACATTAATTTATCTTCAAAAACTTCATCAAATTTAGGTCTTAATTTCCTTAATTCTTCTGTTGAGTTGACAAGAATCTCTAAATGTTGCAATACCTTCTCAGTATTATACACCTTGTTATAGAAATCTACAACACCACTAACTTCATCTAATTCATTTAATAGTTTTTTCTCTTCATCTCTCAACGCAGCAGCCTTTTCGTACTGTTGGTCCATGATGGTTTTGTTCTTTCTTTCTGGCATATCATTGAGCTTGTCAATAAGTACCATAATCTCATTTTTTTTCTCCATTTCCTTATTTTTCTTATTTTTCTTAAGTATAACGATTTTAAGATATTAGTAAATATTTATAGGTATGAAGTTATTACGATTATATGAAAACATCATAAGGGAAGGTCAAGCTAAGAGTTGTGTTGCTAAATTCGGGGTAGAATTATTTGGTGACCAATTAAATGGTAAAGAGGCTAACACTAGTACAGAAGAATTATACTTAAAGTATATTGAAAGATTCACTGAGGATAACTTCGGTGTTGGGCTTACTGCGAATTTCGCTAAGTCAATTCAACACCTTAAATCTTGTATGTCATCATACCCAGAAGTATTAGTTCCTTCTAACACAACTGTTTACAGAGGTGAGGTAATACCTGTTTCGTGGTTTCTAAAGAATAAGGTTCAGTTCTCTAATACACCAGTTGGTTTTACATATGAAACACCAGCACCTATACAAAGTTGGACTGAGGACCGAAAAACAGCAGCTGGCTTTACCTTTGAAGCAACTGGTGATGGTTATTGGGAAGAAATGGGTAATGAATTTTTAGAATACATGGGTAGAGGTACTGATGGTGAGGATAAGTTTTTCACTGAGGTATTCTTAAAGAAATATTCAAATCTTAAGGTTCCAATTGTATTAGAACATTATGCAGATGAAAGTGAGTTTATATTCAAGGCTAAATACTTCGATGCATTGAGTAGCAACCCTGGTGAAATGGAGGTACTTAGATTAGGGAACGAACCATTATCCACAGACTTAACCGTATCATTTGATTCATTGCCAAGATACGCTGGAAAAGCATTATTAATGATTAACCAAATAATTGAATTTGGTTTAGAAAGTGGAGAAGATTATGAGATTAGATAAATTATATGAAGGTGTTTTAAGTGAACAAGGTGCTGAGGCTTGCATAGCTAGATTTAGTGACCAATTACCAGATGATGCTAGTGGTGTCATTAGACCACAATTTATCAAGATAATCAAGTCATTTAAGTCATGTATAGCTAACTATAGTGAGGTAATATATCCAGAAGCTAAAGCATATAGACCGCATCAAATGACGATGCAAGAATTGCTTAATCAATATGAAGATATTTCTGATGACCTTAAGGATGGTGGAGAATTTGACTTTACATTCAGAGTTTCATTTAAAATTCAAGGATGGTTTGCTGATAAGGGTACTGCTGAACACTTGGGAACAACATCACCATTTCTTATTTCAATAATCAACCAATATAATAATCTTAAAGAAGACCCTAGGGCACTTAGCTCTTTCATACTTGATATTAGCTCACAATTAGGTGATGTTACAGTTCCAGTAACTGTCGAGTTGTTGACTAGTTCTGATGACTTCTTATTGAAGGGTGATATGCTCCCTAATCTAAAGCATAATGACCTTGTTAGAGTCAACAATCAACCAACTAGAGTAAAGGGATATATACTAGGGGATATATTTGAAGATATTTACGATATTCTAAGAGAACTTAAGAAAATATAGTTTACTCTTTTTAAAAAAATCAGTATTCTTAAATCATGGGAAAAGTATACCTTGTAACTTTTTAAATTTCTATATATTTATAATAAAGAACATGTTATGATTATATATAAAACAACAAATTTAATTAATAATAAATTTTATATCGGAAAAGATGCTAGAGATAATTCAAACTACTATGGTTCTGGTTTATTATTAAAAAGGTCCATTAAAAAGTATGGTAAGGAAAATTTCATAAAGGAAACACTTGAAGTTTGTTCAACCTATGATGAAATGGCTGAACGTGAAATATATTGGATAAGAAAATTAGATGCAAGAAATCTAGATATTGGTTATAACTTAGCCGAGGGTGGTAAAGGTGGTTGTCTTGGTTGTAAATTTTCTGATGAACATAAAAGGAAAATAGGTGAGGCACTTAAAGGACATGTGGGGTCTAACCCTAGTCCAGAAGCTAGAAAAAAGATTAGTGAAGGTAATAAAGGTAAAATTGTTACTGAGGAACATAGAGATAAACTAAGAATCCCAATCAAACAATTAACCAAAGAAGGTGAATTGATAAAGATTTGGGGGAGTACAACAGAAATTTGGGAAGTTTACCCACATTGTAAAGTTTCTGAATGTGCAAGAGGAACTAGAAAAACCTCACATGGTTTTAAATGGGAATATGAATAACGGTAAGGTATATCTTGTAGGAAACTTGGATGAAAATCTATATAAGATTGGTTGGACTAGAGGCGACATTAATAATCGTGTCCTTCAACTCCAAACAGGAAATCCTAAGAAAATTGAAGCTGTTAATGAATTTGAATCCAAGCATTATGTTAAACTTGAAACATACATGCATAATAGACATGGTAGTAAAAGACAAGAAGGTGAATGGTTTGAATTAACACAAGAAGATGTCATGAACTTTACCAACGATTGTCAGAGAGGTCATGACACCATTCAAATGCTTGTAGAATCTGGAAATCCATTTATTTAGAACCTTCCAACCAATCCAAAAATTTTGTCGCATAAAATCCTTTACGAATCTTAACCAATAACTCATTAACCAATTCTAGGTCAACCTTGTCTGGAAGACTTGACTCATCAAAGATGGTATCCATCTTCTCAATTGACTCATCAGCCATTGTGATAAGTTGTTCTAGGTCAACTTCACCACGTCTAATCCCTAATAACTCCTTAGCATCTGGTCTACGTACAATAATACCCTTTCCAGACCCAATTTCTTGAGCCATTCTGATTAGCCTCATGCAGTGCATCATATTCTTACCATCAATTTGTTGACCATGAGTCTTCGTATCTACATACCTTTGAGTGTTTCGATTTTCTAACCACTCTTGGTATTCTTTATAGTCCTTACAATGTCTAGTATAACCATCCTTATTGTAAGTGAAGATAGCAATTGGATTTAATGGATGACCTAATTGAGTTGTCTTAGGAACCGAAGAAAGTCTAAGTTGGTTTGATTCACCAGCATTACTAGAACCACCAACCTTTGTAATACCCTTAAATCCGAATCCGAATGACCTACCCTTTTCTTTTAGATAAGCTTTTCTTTCATCCTTAGATTCTTTTGATAGTTGAGGGTGGAAACATCTAGATGCTTCATCATCATAATACAGTGCATACATATCTCTAGCGTTAGGGATATTTACAACACCACAAAACTTTTGTCCACGGTAGTCTAAAAATTCCTTCATAGGGATAGTCTTATGACCCTTGATAATATAACAGAAGTCAAGGATTTCTTTACGAGTAACCTTGTCCTTATCATTCTCCCAATTTTGTTTCTTATTAAGACCCTTCGCTTTCTTGATTTGCTGTCTAGCATATCCACCGAATGAGTTCTTACAACCCTTGGTGATAAATTCAGCCTTGTGTTCAAGGATGATATCAAATAATGGGTGCTTAGAGATAATACAGTCCTCTGGTGAGTTAAGTAACTCAAGAACCGTTGGATTGTCTGTTCCAAGTAGTTCAAGGAAACGTCTTATTTCCCATCCCGTATAATCAGCGTTCACATTAAGTTGTTCAATATAACCCGTACCAAGAATGTGTTCTTGTGGTAGGATAAATACGAACTTCTTATCAATGTCTGACGTAGGTGTTTGCGTTCCATAGGCTTGTGAACCCACAACTGTTTCAAAGAGAATAAGTCCATTCTCCTTAAGATATTCATATGTAATTCCTTTGTTCATAATCCTTATTTTTATAATTAATTATTCATAACAAATATACGAATAATATTTTACTTATACAAACCTTTCTTCAATAATTCGTGAACCATCTTAGATGTTGTCAAGTCCATTCTACCAGCCTTAGGTGCATGGTCCTCAATGTCTTCATTGGTTCTTCCATCAACAGCATAACCAATACTCATATGAAGTCCATAGAACGGTCTTCCAAGACCTACCTCACTTCTTATCTTATGAAGCTCAGTTCTATCTTCCTCTGGCATTACAAGCCACCAATGGTTCCCATCACTTCTAACATCAGTTGATAGAGTTACTTGAATCTTAGTGTGGTGATACTTCTTCTTAAGTTGGTTCCACATGTGTTCTCTCTCTTCCCTAGTACCCTTACCACCATTCAAATCACCCTCTCTATCATTGATGAATGAGATGTGTGTTCCCCTAAGTGGTGGGTTAAGAATTATATTATATCTCTTCTTAAGAAACCATGCATATAACCCCCAAGTATCTCCTTTGATTCTCTTATTAGGTGCTATCTCACCATCGATAACCACCATAGCAACTTTCTTCCAAGAACTTTGTTTCTTGTGCTTGGCTGTCCTATCTATTGGGTCAAAGACAAGTGTTCCCTCGAATGTTACTTCTTGTTTCATATCGTAAAGATACAAATAATATTTTAATATTCCTAATTATTAGCTAATCTAAATGCTCGAAGGAATGTTCTAAGGAAGTCATTCTTCTCCCCACCAATCTTTTCAACCCACTTAGCTCTGTTCTTTATGTTTTCGACTTCCCACTTGTCCATTTCCTTATCGGATGGTTTATAACCTCTTCTATAGTCCTTCCATGGGTAAGGCATATCAACATAGTCTGGGTATAATTCTCTATCAAATACTCTTTCATCCGCTAATAGGTTAACAGATGTCAATGCATTATTAAGGTCTGGCTCGTAGAACTCAGAAAATAGGATGTTATTCTCGATTAATTGGTCTCTATACTTCTGCATAGAACCATACCACTTGCTAGTCTTATCATTGTTGGTTGTACCACCATTGTAAATGATGTATGTCTTGTACTCAGTAGCCCATAGGTTGAAGATAGTTTCTGTTCTACCCATTCCTCTACAATTTTGTTGGTACTCATCCTTTCCGTGACCGAATTGGATACCAGCTTGAATTGGTGAGATATTGTAAGGTACAAGACCGTACATTCTGTACTCTAAGTACATTTCAGTCTTTCTTGGTGTTGAGTTAGGTTTTACACTCTTAACTGTTAACCAATCAAGGAAGTGTTCCTTTGTTACTCGTGTTGTATAATACCATTCTTCCTCACTGTTGAATAAGTCAAGTATTCTCATATTTGCATCCAAACACCATTGGTATGGTGTGCATTTATCCATTTCCATCATTTCTTCATATTTTAAAATTTTCTATATCTAATTCTTGTTCTCCCTTTGTGAAGACCTCATAATAATCAACAGGTTCATATATTACCTCATGACGACCCATAAAGTTCTTGCCAGTACTCTCAATTGTTGGTTCTATGAGTTTTCTATTAGGTATATGAATAGGTTCCCAACCTTGGTTTGTCATAAGAACATGCTTTTCTGGTGTATCACTGAATGGGTACCTTATAGCATAGTAATGTTGCCAATTACCGTCTCTTGTACATACTGAGTTTCCAACACATACCACAATGGCTATCTTTTCTTTATCATCAGTCTTTAATTTATCCTTATGACCATCTTTATCACCCAATAAAAGAAATGCGACACTACCAATACTAATTGGAACGATGACTTGATTTACCTTAGCCATACCTCTAAATGTCTCAGCATGTTCACGAGCCATTGAGCGATTAATCGCATTAACAGATGACCTGTGTGCTATTTCATTAAATAATGCATCCATATTATCCCATTTCTATCATGTAAGCAATCGTACATTGATTTCCATCATATACAATGAACTCATTGTTTCTAAGGTCAGCACCACCTTGTGCGAATACTGAATCATAACCCTCTTTGTTCATAACAGACTTTGAAAGACTATAACATGAAGAGTTATGGTGAAGGATTTCCTTCTGCTTTCCTAAGTGTACATCAAACAACGCTAAATACCCCTTATTAGACCCACCATTGGTCCAATGCGAACCTCTTAACGAAGAATACCCTAAAGACTTTTGAGCCTTGTCAGCGAAGTATATACCATCACCGAACATTGAACCAGTATGTATAGCACCAGAAGGTCTAATCATAAGACCAGTTTGGATAATATTAAACCAATTCTCATTACGACTACCATGCCAGTAAAGTCTTCGTTTCTTAACCTTAGCTTTCTTAAGGTTTTTATCGAAGGCTACTTGAGTCTTGTTATTCTTAACCTTGATAATCTTCTTAGCTTGGTGAGCATTCTTACCTAACAACTTCTTAACAAGTGCAATGGCATCTGCATCAGTTTCTTCCTCAGCACTAAGACCCATTTGTTCAAGGATTGTAATATCATCAGTATCGATTGCATCATCAGCATCTGTTGTTGCTGTTGTATCCTTTTGTTGTTTAAGTAATTTTACTTGACCAGCCATCGTATCAAGAGTATCTTGTTCACCAATTAACAATTCTTTGGCAATATCCAAATCACTCTTAGTTGCAGTTGCTGTAATAAGGTAATCACGAACATCCTTCATATTTCTAGGGATGATTGTATATAACTCAATAAGTAAATTATTCACTAATTTGATATCAACACCCTTCTTAAGAACACCTAAAGCATTCGTAATAACTTCTTGGGCAGCATCAATTTGTGCCTCAGTTACAGCATCTTGACTTACCTTATAGTTTTTCTGAATCGACTTATTGGCGAATGCCATAAGGTCATCAAATAAATTTCTTGTTTTAGTACACTTGATGTCAGAAACCTTTGATGTACTAGTAGTCTTACTTGTACCATCAGAAGTAGTTTCGGTAATCATCTTAGTTACATCCTTATATCCCTTTCTAGGGTTGGTCTTGCTATCATGAACCTTATCCCATTCGTGTGACTCTTTATATGCTGTCTTAAGTTCGTCAAGTTCCTTACCAACTCTACCGTATAAGCATTTGATTCTACCATCACTTTGCTCATCCATATAATAAACCTTATTACTGTTACCAGTCTTACCGTTATCCACTGAAACGTGGATTAACTTTGCATACTTTAATCCGTTCTCTCTAATAATACCTCTTTCCATATCGTGTTTTAATTACCGTGACACAAATATAACCATAAGAAACCAAACTACCAAATTTTTTGGTAACTTTTTAAAAATTAAATTCATCCTCATCGGACCCACCCTTTATCTTTTCTAGGTATGGTAGACAATACCATGCTGGTCCCTCATTGTCAAAGTTTGTGTTGAATTCCAATCTACCGAATGGCTTTGCTTCGTTCTTCACATCTATTCTCTTTGTAACCTTTTCCTTAAGCATATTGGGTTGGTTCTCTTTAATCCAAGCAATATAGTTAGGATTATTTTTACGTACCCATTCATAGGTCATACCTTGGTATTTTCCACTGCGGAACTTAAAGTCTGGTTTTGGTTCTACCATTATCTAACGTCCATCCTAAATAACTTAGGGTTTTTTGTTATCCAATTGTAGAAATAATCTTGCATGTCTGGTGGTAACATATGCCCTTGCATATATACAACATCACTTACTATGTGAAATTCTTCACCACCATTGAATGATAAACCTTGGTCTAATTCAACTGCGTTTTTCAAGATGTAAATTTTACTCTGAATCATAATTTTTTGTTCTTAATTAATTATATTTTTATCTATTTATTTATATCACAAATATACGAAAAACCCTTGAAAAATCAAGGGTTTTAAGGTATTATTTTATAGTCCTACGTCTTTCATTTCCATCTCAAAGAACCACGTTCTAGCGACCTTTGAAATCTCTCCTTGAATTTCCTTAGGTTCGAATCCGTTACCCATAATGGTATCCAATTCTTCCTTTACGATATCACCGACAATCCACTTAAGGAATGGTCCAAGGTTCTTTCTAGTCAAGTCAAGATTCTCCATTCTAAGTTGCTCAAGACCTTGCTCAAGTCTACCCTCAGTTACAAGGTTAGAAACCAACTCTTTCATGTTGTTGACTCTTTCGATATCAACTGGTGCAAGAGTCTTAGTTTTAGATGACTGATGTTTCTCACCCTTCACCTTAAACCAATATCTAGATTTGTTCCACCCTTCGGTGATACATCTCCATACAATACCTTCCCCAACCCCAGAGTTACCAAATGATTTACCAACTGGACATTCAGCTTCAATTACATTGGTTAATTCAACCAATTCATTTTGTGATTGTTCTGGATTGTTAAAGTCAATCTTAATCGTATGTGTTGGGTAATCTAAGATGTTGTAGATTTTATCCTCTGGAAGTTTGATTCTAGATAACTTATCATCATCCAACCATAGGTTATCAATCTTTATTGCAAAGATAACAAACATCTTGTCAAGACCATTGAGTGCAACACCCTTTTGGATGTTACCACCACACCATTCACCATAAACTCTGATAACCTCTGGTGTATATCCCATATCGTTACCCATTTCCTTTTCAATCTTATTAAGGATTGCTTCGGTGTTGCTAGTATGTGCAAATGCGGCAAATCCAGCATTATCCTTTGTTGGAGTGATAATGTTCTTTCTAGATTGTGCATGCATATTATAATCATGCTTAAGCATATCCCATGTATATACAATAGCCGCATTGGTCCCATGTAACTTAACTGTACCCCTAAACTCAAGTGTTGGAACCTTCTTCGTTAAATCAAATGTTGGTTCACCATTTTCATCTTCACCAGTATAAGTGGCACGATGCTTTACTTGATGAATTACCGTTCTAAATTGTTCAATACTAGGAAATTTGTACATTGTTTGTTCCATAATCAATAATTTGTTTGCATTTCGTAAATAATTAATTTCGCTTCTTTATCACCAACTCTATCCATTTTTAAAAATGGTCTATCAAATTGAAGGTCATGGTCATATTCATCTATGACATTAACATAAAAATCATTTTGACCCATGAGTATCGGTCTTCTTCGATTCTTAGCTAAGACACCCTTCTTTGTTAGAAATAGATTTTTACCTATTAATTTAGGTAATTTATCTTCAATGTTACTTATTTCCTCACTAAATTGAGTTCTTAATGCAATAAATAATTCTTCTGTTGGTGCGCCCTCGTGTGGGGTTATACCATCACCATCCGTTCTGTGGTTATTTATATAACGTTCCTCATTATAGGGGATATTATTAACCTCATTAACTAAAGCATCAATATCATAGGTGACTTCAACACCTTCTACTGTTATTGTCTTTTCCATTCTTTACGAATTAAAATGGTAAATCATCATCAGTGTCCTCATTAGGAATATCCGTATTGGCTACCTTAGCCTTCGTTTTAACGTCTTTTGTGGCTACTTTACCATCTTTACCCATAACACCAATTTTAATACCGTTAAGGTTCGTGTAATACTTACCGTTATACTCGTTTCCTCTAAGTGCGAATGCTACTGTTGCAACATCACCAACTTTGAATACATCAAGTAATTCAGAACTCTCTTTCAAGAATTCAAACTTAATGTCTTGTGGGTATTTATCATCGTTTGATGTTAATACAATTTCTCTTTTCTTAAACCCACTATCGTAAGTGATAGTGTCAAAAATCTCTTTGATTGTTCCTTCAAATGTGTAAATCATAATTTGTTTTATTTACTTCTTGTTATTTTGGATTAATACACTAATTCTGGTATTAATTCCTTAGTTGTGTCATCATCGAATAACACTCGATATTTGACATAATAATTATATTGACCACCACCAATTAGAACATCAGATATAATCACTCTAGAAGAGTCACTCTTCAAGTAAACTATATCACCAACACCATAAGTAATGTCACTTTTAGCTTCATCTCTATGAACCATAGCTAATGTTAGGGTTTCATATGCAGATAATCTCTTATTTGCAATAGACAATGAATCTACCTTGTATTCGCAAGTTGTACTCAACTCTAACTCAGAGGTTAACTTATCTTGAAGTTCCACACGCTCTTTGTTAGCTCTAGTGTCAGATTGATACCTTAGGTACCCATCAGTACCAACCAATGTTAAAATAAGAATGATACCAACCAAATTTATTATATTCTGTTTCATATTAACTAATAATTAAAATTAATAAACTAATTATTGATGAGAATAACAATGAAATAATCATATTCATAACTAATAATATTGTTACCCAAAGCCATGTAGTTTCAATGTAATTACTCATAAAGATTGCAACTCTAGTTATAACCCTTTTATTGTTGATTGCTGGGTGATTTGACATACCCATAACTTTAGTAATATCCACCATCTGATTAAGTGTCTTTATTGCACTAATCAATGATTTAATCTTATCCCACTTTAACCAAAGATAAATTGCTTCAACTGCTGAGATTACTAAGAATGTTATTAAAAATATATATCCCATAATTATTTATTGTCTAATTTTATGTCTTTGATTACAGAACCCTTAGGTAAGTAAATATCATACTTCTGATTACCACGATTTCCATTAAGTGGAAACCAAAAACCATCATTATGATATGGTACCATATGTATCACAATCTTAGGTGTAGTAAGTGTATCTGTCTCATATATAGTAGCTATATCAGCACTAATTGAACGTCTAACAATACCACCATTATCAGTCTTTCGGTAATAGTTATAAACCATATTCTCTTCAATGTATCCACAACCTAAAAAGAATGAAGCGTCAGTATCTGTACCATCACCCATTGAGACAATTTCATGGGTCACTGTTTCACTATACTCTGCTATTTGAAATGCACTCCCAAATAGAAGTAACAGACCACTAAATATAAAACCGACTACAAACCCACAGAATAATCCACCAACTCGTCTACCTATTTTTAATAATAATGAATCATAGTAATCTTCATATTCACTAATAAACCCGAAGATAAAAATAAGTGAAAATAGTATAGAAAAAATAATAATAAATACTAACATAATTATACGTTTTTAAGTTGTTTTGCCATTTCTTCAATCTCAATACAAGACTCAAGTGAATCACATGTATCCTTGTCTTCTCTCAATTCCACAACCGATGGATGTGCTGTTGACCAATTACCCTTATGGTCTTGAGACAACCCACAACATCTAATTTCAACTATACTCCCCATTAATTCATCTTGTCTTTCGGTGATGTCAGCCATCATAGCTTCTTTCATTCCAGAAGGGTTTGTTCTAAGTTGTCCACATGAAGTCTCACAATTGATAGTTGAAATTACATTCTCATTCTTAGTGCCCTTTGTACCGTATTCGAATCCAATGATTCTAAGGTCCATAGACATCTCCAATTTCATCTTGATTTGGTATGTTGGTTTACCATCTTTCCAACCAGCAGTTGAAGACTTGATAATGGTTCCTTCAAGACCTCTTTCTTGAGTATCTAAGAAGTGTTCCATTGCTTCCTCAAACGTAGTGATATATTTGGTTTCAACTAATGATACCATTGTTGGTTTCAATGACCATAATAAGTCTTCTAGACCACCTAAACGGTCTCCGTATTCCGTATCACTTTTCGCCTCACTATACTCATCTAATGTGATTATATCCCAAACAGTAAAACGCATCTTTTCAAGTGCTTCATCAAAACTACCATGCTTTGCTTCGAATGCTTCTTTTTTCTTAGCAGTTTTCTTTTCACCTCTTTCCTCAGCCTTCTCGATAATGTCCATCATTGATGCAACCATACCATTAGCCTCAGTTCTCTTGAACCCATCAATGGTTAACTCACCATTTAATACACAATCTGGAAAAGGAGTTAATTCGTCTAAGAACTTAGTACCCTTAAGGTATGAGACCTCACCTTGTCTTGACTCCATTTCAACAATACCATCGGTGATTATTGCATTTCTGTAAGTACCATCAGCCTTAACTTGTGAAATAACCACCTCACCCTTAGCAAATAATTTCTTTGCACCCTTTTCAGAGAATGACTTCGCACCTTGGTATGGTGTTTCCTCAATCAACTTAGGGATTACCTTGTTGATACCCGTTGACATTCCAATCTTAAGGTTCTTATCAATGATTCGCTCAACAACATATGCATCATCAGTTGATACGGATGAAAGGATATGCTTTAAGTGTTCAGTAGCTTGTCCACCTCTAAGTGCACCACTTGAAATAGTATCAAGATTTTCTAAAGCCCAATCCATTGATTCATTTCTACCATTTGCTTCATATGCTGGAATTTGCTTGATATAGAAATTCACTCTAGGTGAATGTGCAAGATAAATAACATCTCTAAGTACTCGATTGTCCTTATACTTAGTAAGGGTATCTCTCTTGTAAATCTTACCACCATCGGCAGATATTTCGTTTAAAATTGATTTTATTGTCATACTTTTAATTAATTAGTTAATACAAATATACGAAATTATTTTGACAATTCCAAAGTTTCTTTCAATAAAGCTTTATAAAGTCTTAATTGATTTGTCATAACAAACTTAATATTTTCAAATATAAGTTCTTCCGATGGAAAATCACGTCTTGCAATCTTAAGCATTGGAACCACATATTCCTCAGTTTCTAGTATATATCTCTCTTGCTTTGCTGGCTTGAACCCATGAAGCATTGTCATAAGATTATGTGCTCTATCAAACCCCTTTGCAAGTGCTGTAAGAACATCTTTCTTAAGTATACCATAGTAAACATCGTTAGGTAGTGTTTTATCACCATCTACCTTAGACATATTCATTGCACCTTGTGCTACTCTTCTACCAAACTTAGCTCTCATTTCGTCATATGATAAGTTATAGTCCTCTGGTGTATCATGTAAAAATAAGATACAAATAAGGTCTTCCTCATAAGATAAAACATGTGTAAGTGTCATAGCATATGAAACAATGCTAACTTGATGAGAGAACTCAGCAGAACCATCTTTCCTAGTACCACTATGATACTTCTCAGCCAAAGCCATTGCTTCTAATGCTTTAGTGTACCCTTTACCTTGTAATCGGTAACGTAAAGCCATTTTCATTTTTTGATAATTCTGTTCCATAATAATTGTTTTTACAAATATACTAATAATATTTTAAACTACCAAATTAAAATGGTAAATCTTCATCAGCATTGACACATAAGTCATCTATGTTGATGCTAATATCATCCGTAACTACATTACTTGTGGTACTTGAGGTTAATGGTGGATTGATTTTACGGAACTCTTCGATAGTATATTTAACAGCTTCAATTAACTCTGTTGGTGGTTCTTCGTTTCCTATACCTTTGAATTGTAACATATCGTAGTGTTTACCAAACTCTTTATTGTGTAACCTACCGAACTCTAAGGTATAACCCTTAACATGGTAAATTCCACAATTACCCCTATCAACCTTATTGATGTAAGACGCAACACAGTGAGATTGTCTTTTACCCTCAATAGCCATATCTTTCGTTGTTTTTAATAATTTGAATCCAGAGAACTCTTCGAATTTATTGTAAACATCATCAATTTTTAATGGTCTATCACCATCGATATATATAACGTCAGTAATTATCTCAGCCCACTTACCATGCTCTAACTTAAGACGCTTGTTTGACCAAGAACAATTGATTTTATTGCCAGTTGTTTTAGCCATTCTTAGTGAATCATAAAATATTTGGAATAAACCACCAGTAACCCACTCAGCCCTTAACGCTTCAACATTATCTAAATACTCTAGATAGTGGACGACACTTTTCATTATCTTATTATAACGAGTACCATCATCAGCCTCATGAATTAACTTAGCTTGTGGTGCTGGAATTTTATATATGTGTCTAAGAGCTTTCTTGTATGAATATACCTTATGTTCAATTATACTGTTGAATGCTGTTCGATGCATGATACTCTTTTCTTGCATGAATTTAATCCAAGAAAAACCATTATTAATCAAGTAGTCAACTATAACCGTAAAGTTTGAATTATGGTCTAAATATTGACCTAGACTAGATAGAGTAAGTGTTAATATTCGACTTCCCTTACTATTACTAATCAACCAGAATTTACCATCCTTATACTTAACACTTAACAACCGTTTTTCAGAATTATAAATTCTATTGGTCTTACTTATACCAAATTTCTTAGAAAAATAAACAATATCAAAATCACCATTCTCCCCTTTGAATAGAACAATTCTATTTCTATGATACCCCTCGGTGTCATTCATATAAAGAACCCTAGCCTTATAAGGGTCTTTCTTGTAAAGAGAAAATAATACATCTATTTTTTCCTCGTTACTCATCGTGTTCAACACTTCATACTCTACCTTATCCTCCTTCATAGTTACTTAGTTTTTAATTTATTTCCAGCTAATTTTCATAGTATCACCATTATCCATTTGACCACCATATTTACAGTCAACCTTGAATCCTCTATTTTCAGTTAATACGTAAACTGTTAAATCTTGAGGATAAAAGTATAATGTGGTTTCAAACTTATTTTCCCTAACCGCAATTTTTATTGCGGTTTCACACTTTTCTATTTCCTTCTTAACCTTTTCACCTAGAACCTTCTCAGATTCTGCCTTAGCCCACTTTGCTGTTATACATTTATCCATATCTTCTTTTTTATTACAATTTAAACCAAAGTATTCATTGGCTGTCTTACTAGTCCGAATATATTCTCCACCACCATCAATTAACATAATTCCTTACCTTTTAAATGCCAATAATCAATTGCTGGTCTATTCGGACCATCATCTTCACCTTCTTGGTAATCCCATTCCCATCCAGCGTCTTCAAACCTTCTCATTAGTTCCTTCTTCATCAACGCCTTTCTAGTCATCTTAAATACACCATAGGCATTCCATTCTGATGGTCTGTCTGGGTTCCATTTAAGGTCAACTACTTCGGTTGTAAAGGAAATGTACCCACCATCAAAGCTAGATACAATTTTCTCATCAATCCATTTCTCAATGTGAGAAATGACCGCTAATTCTTTGTCATTAAGAGGTGCCGTTTCCAACACCTCTTTGACTCTTTTATATTCTACTGCCATATTATAATACTTTATATAACTTTTTGTTATCGTACTTTCTAAGGTACTCCTTTACTGACTCTACCTTACCATCTTTCATTCCGAAGAATAATCCACTGTAAGCCTTAAGGTCATCCTTGCCAATCAATTCAAATACCGCCATGGCGAATTTCTTTTGTTCTTTTGGTGTGATGTTCTTTGGTTTCTTGTCTTGCAACTTATCCCAAGCATCCTCAAGTGTATCAATTAATTTATTGTAACCTTCATAAAGCTTGAATATCTCTTCCTTTCTTTCTGGGAAAGTAGCGGAGAATTCCTCAATTTCATTAGATTTAACAACGTCCATTATAGCATGTTCTGATGTCTTAGACTTCAAGTGGTGAACCGCAACATATGCTGGGTTCTTTATCTTCACTCTATTGAAGTCACCATCAACAACAACGTAACCTTCTTCATGAAATGGCATTCCGTCGAAAGTCTTTTCAATATGACCTACGTTGGTTGCGTTAAGGTCAAATGACTTAACAAGTGGAATTCCAATTGACTCAGAAACCATCTTCATATCCTCGTAAGTTACCTCTTTAAGTGTCTTTCTATTTCTCATTGCTAAGAACGTAGCAGAAGACTCCCCATGTGGCTTCACAACGATATTGTATGGAGTAGTTAACTCGAATACGTAAATGTGGTCCTTATCTAATAAACAGTCATTGAATCCGTACTTTTCAGCAACAGTATTCCAAAACAAATCATTAAATGTTGTACCATACTTGTTATTCACTTCCCCTTCACCTTCGGCTGTACCAGTAGTAGCAGCGAACCACTTCTCCTTGTTCCAATCGAAATATACTTGTATCATTGTACCATCACACTTTTCAAGTATACGTGCTGTGTTCCAATCTATCTTTGCAGCATGACCCTCAGCTGAGTTGAAGAACTTTCTAAATGAAAGACATAATATATTCCATGTATCCTTTTCAAGTATAAGTCCTCTACAATCTTGTACCTCAGAAAACCCCATAGACGATGCTATTTGGTCATACTTGATAAGAACCTTCTTATCGTAGTCCCTAGTCTTCAACTTAAACTCAGCTACTGCCTTATCAAGTCCATTTTCTTTTATGTATTTGATTATACTTAACATCTTTTAAAATAATTGTGCAAGTCCATATCCGACTGCAATTAATACTATAACAACAACAATAATTGATGTTATCACTTGTTTCTTTTTTGGAAACTTCAAACTATCCATAATTAACTAATTTCTACAAATATAGACAAAAAAAAGGGAACTACCAAATAATTCCCCATTTATTTTTAAAATATTTTATTTTAGTAATAACTTATCAGTCTGGTGGGGTATCTTCTGGTGAATTATCATCCCCTACTTCTGAGTCATCTTCATCATTACCTTCGAAGAAATCATTGTGCATTCGTTTAACCATATCTGGTATGGTTTCACTAGGACCTTCTGGGTTATCCCTTAATTGGGACATCTCATCTTCTGTTAACTCTCCATTTGAAATACGCTCTATTAAGTTTCTACTACTTATCATAGTACTTAGTTGATTGAATAATTGTAGGTCACGGTGACTATATACAATAGTACTTATAAATGTTAAATAATTCCCAAGACTAGCGATTACAAAGTCCTTTTCTACTAAACCCTCTTGAGTCAAGGCTCGACCCATTTTTAAAAACTTAAGGCTTAAGTCTTTTTGTCTTTCTGTAATTTCACTCATATGCAAATATACTACAATTTGTTGAATAAATCAATCCTTAGTTAAATTTATATTGGTGCATATTCACCATTACAAGTTTTCCATTCTTCTTTAGATATTGGGATTAGTTCACTACCATTTAAATGGTCCATATTCGAAGTACAATATAATTTACCGTTTTCAATTCTAAAACCACAACCCCAAGCACCACCATCTCTCCAATACCCAGCACGACCTTCACTTTCTGTAAGTCTAAGGCAAGAATTCCGCAATCTTACATATTTTGGTAGGTTATCTAAACTAATTGTTTGGTTTCTCCTTCTTAGTAATATACTCATATAACTATTTTTGTACTCCTACTTGATAGGAATCTTTGTAATTCTTCTATTGTGAAGTCCTCATGATATGTCTTTAAGATACTCAATTTCTCTTGTTCTATGTATGTTTCTGGGTTGTATGACTTACCTTCCATTTCCTCGAACTCACCCAACAACTCTTCATACTCACTATCCTTCTCTTTACAGTCATCACAACCATCATTGCAAGTGTCACATTCAGTTTCCTTACATTCATGTCCTATTACACTAGCGATATCATCACTGTGGTCTCGAATTGCATCACCTAAGTCACTGTAGTCCTTAGCGTCTTCTATATCACCCTTAAGACCATCACATAACTTAAATTCCAATTCAAGGAATAAAATAAGTCGTTTTTTAAATTCTTCCATTATACTATTACTTTAGATTCAACCCATTGGGTTAATGATTTAACATACTTCTCAATATCTGCATGATAGAAACCAACAGAGTTCATACACCCACACTCAATGATATAGTATCTCATATCACCATCGTCGTGTCTTGTTTCCGCTATATCCATAGCAAATACCTCATGTGGTTGGTATTCCTTGCATCTGTCCTCTACGAACTTAATCATATCTTCTGGGATATCATCACCAGACTTAGAAAGTCTAAAATTATTTCTATATCTTGAAGATGTGATAACCTTCCCATCCACAACATAGTTTCTCCACTCACGTTGTAGGTTATAGGCTGGTCCTAAGACTAATTTAGATTCCATGGTCATTGGTGACTCATAATCCATCATTCTCTTAACCATGGACTTTAATTCCTCAACCTCACCAACTTGACCATCGAATTCTTTACCATCACCATCTGGGCGAAGGAACATATTCAATTGATGACCAAAATCCTCCAACTCAATGAAGTCTTTAACTGTTATAATCTCAGCATCAGAACTCAACATATGTTCACCCCACTTTTCGAAGTAATTCTCCATTGAAAATGTTTCATGATTATAGAATAACCCAATTGGTTTTAACTTATTATAAAGATTATTCATGAATGTAGTGGAACCGTAATATATGTTCTCATACTCATCATCTAATGGGAAATCTGGTAACTCATCTGAAAATGGTACCACAATCACCTCATGATGTGCAATATTAAGTTTATCACAAGCCTCTTGAAATTGATTTCTATCATTTTCCGCTATTAGATTATTTTGAATAATCCATCGTACTTTCTTCATTATAATTTGTTTTCAGTAACAACCCCACTAAGGTTAATATATGAATCCAATTTTTCCCAATTAGTGATTTGGTTAGACATAACTGGCTTCCCACCAGCGTTGACGTTTACCGCTACTGTTACGTGTGGTAAATCGTTATCTGAATGATATCCTTCTACCTTTACAGCAATAGCCATATCAGATATACCTATCTCAGTAGCTCTAATAGAAACACTATTACCTAAATCACCCTTCAAATTCTCTGGTAATCCCTTACCATAATTAACTGTCATGTGATGTGCGTAAATCTTCCACCCTTCTGGAATTTGATGTCCTATAGCAGTAAGTAGTTTCTTCTTAGACGCATCATCTAATACTACCATAGCAATCTTACGTTGCTTATTCTTATACATTGGCTTCGCACCTACAACCTTTTCAACTGTAAGTGGACCTACACTCTTATAAGACTGAATCATAGCCTCAATCTTATCCAATGGTACACCATGAGTATTTCTCTCAGCCAATTCCTCAGCTGACACACCACCAGTACCAACTTCAACGAATTTAATATTCTCGTTAGTATAACCTAATCTTAATGCCGCTTCAACATAATTTTTTGGTTCGTTAGCTTTGATATTGGTATTATCTATAATAACTGGTGAGATACCCATAGACATAGACTTCTTAGCCCTATTAAAATTCTCAGAATGTACTTGGGATAATGGTGAGAAATCTTTATTCTCTATCATATCACTAAAAAACTGACGATAATCAAATTTAGATTCAATAATATCATCTGTTGAATGAATTACTCCAGAACCAACTAATTGTTTGGCTTTGGTAGATTTACCAGAACCAGGAATTCCACGCATAATAATCAATACTTGATTTGGTCTCGTCATTGCGAAACCCATTGCATTTACTTCTTTACCTTCTCTAAGGATTTTCTTTATAGACTCTTTACTCATAACTAAAATATATCTTTTAATTCATCTGGACAATCATCAACAATGTGTCTTTTCCACCATCCTTTAATCCATTTTATAATTTTCATAAAGCAAATATACGAATAATTTATTGGATAAACAAATTTTAACCCATCTTTGTTAATACAGCGTCTTGAATTTCTGATGGAAGTGCATCGAAGATAGTATCTATCTCTATTGGAGAACCGTCAAGTGTTTCGAATCTATTAGATTGTTCGTAATACCTAATCACAGTACCATTAGATAATTTCAATTTCTTAAATTTATCCTTAGGTGCGTTGGGTGTTGGTTTATTCTTGGACCCAACTGGTAATATTGGTGTGGTTGATTTGAAACCCTTCTTTCTCATTATTGTCTTGGTGACAAGGTCCAATTCTTGATTATTACTATCCCAATTTAATATAAATGGTATATTTATGTCTGTTGGTGGGTTCTTGAATACACCCTCAAAACCAGTTCCGTATTTCTTAAGTTTGTTTTTGTATTCACCATAAACATCCTTGAATATCATTCTAAGTTCCTCGATAGTAATATCTCGTTTGTTTCTCTCATGATTAACACGCTCCATAAAGTGTTTTGTGAATTCAATGTCAACCCCAATAGATTGGAATAGGTTATCTAATTCCCCCTCAAGACTCTTTAATTGAGATGGGGTTATATAATCCTCTTTGATAAGACCTTCTCTAAGTAATTTTTTGATAAATGACTTCATAATTATCTATATTCAATATTTAATGGGTAGCCTCTCTTTACCATATATCTAAGTTTAGGTTTTAAGAATCTTATTGCTAATTTGATATCATCAAATGAATCTCCCTTATAGTGATATGTGTGCTGGATATCCACTCTATTACCATTTCTCGTTACTATCCATTCACTATCAACGATGAAATCTACCTTATCATTATTTATTAAGACACTAATAACATCATCAATGGTGTTTTGTTTAACATCACCTTCATTTAAAAGACCCTCTCTAAGTAATTTTTTGATAAAATTTTTCATCTTACCCCATCTGGTTTAAAACAATATTTTGAACGTCTTCTGGTAGTTCATCAAATATATCATCTATCTCTATGGTATTACCATCCATAGTTTCAAACTTATTTAGTACATTAAAGTATTTAACCTTAACACCATTTTTAAGTGTTAATTTCTTGAATTTATTCTGATTTGGTTGTTGCTGTTTTGTTTTACTCTCAATAAACTTATTAATATCTTTTATAACAACATCAACTCTTAATTTCTCTTTGTTGTGTTCAACATCAGCTGTTTGAATTGCCTTTCTAAGCATTACTGTTGTTGCGTTGTTTGCTCTAACAACAACCCAAATTTGGTCACCAGTAGAGTCATGAATCACCCCATCATCAATAATTGAATAATAACCTCTACCATCCTTAGTCTCAACGTAGTATTCTGAATTCTTATTTGGGTGGAAGCTACCTATCATAACCCCATATGATTTATTAGTGCTTAAATCGTGTGAATCTAATATATCTAGATTTCTATTTACAGCATCTTTAATATGCTTAGGCATATCCTCATCAGAAAAAACCTTAAACCTTTCTTTGATTCTATCATTAGAATGTCCCATGAAATAAATTTCATCAAGAGATTCTCTAAGTAATTTTCTTATAAAGGTCTTCATACTAATAAATATCTCATTTTTCAGCTTTCTTCTTCTTACGTTTAGCATATATCCAATAAAATAATGGTAAAAGTAGTGTACTGAATAACCATTGCCAGTAATCACCTATGAAGTGTGGTACTGATTTAGTAACATCGGCTTTGACTCTAACCTCATCAATGTAAACAGTTTCTTTTGTTGACCCACCTCTGATTATAGAAATAACAATCTTTAATTTAGTTTTACCAGACCTAAGAGGTGTGATATTCCAACTCCACTGAGTTATCTCTTCATTATCCTCAACCATTTGAACAGCTGAGTTATCAGCAATTATATCAAACATCTTCCTATCAGATGGACTTACATCAATAAGCTTGACTTCCATTGTCTCTGTGATTGGAATGGATGTTGTTTTAACCTCACCATTAAGGTTCTCGAAAATATTTAGTGTTGACTTGGAAATTCTAACGATTACTTGATATGTAGTCCTAACCGTCATATCTTTAGGTATCTTATAAGCCACGTGACCTTGAGTAGTAGAATTAGTGGTGATAGTGGTGTTTGGTACCTCTACGATAACCAACTCACTTGATTCATCCACAAACATAATCGGTTCAAATTGCATTTCATCTGGTGGTGGTGACATAGCCACTTCCTCTAATTCAAATGATTCCTCAATAAATACAGGTTCAACATCAACTATATCTGGAACACCATCAGCGTCAAAGTCAGTTGTGTCTTTGAATAGACTACAAGAGTAAAGTATTGCAGCAAAAATAATTATAAGTATGGTTATTAGTTTCATACTAATAAATACACCTCACTCCAAGGAAATCAAGCTATTCTTTCAACTTCAACCTCAACGTCTTCAAGTTTGTTTCTATTATCTACCAATAAACCTTCTAAAGCCTTCTCTATAGTTTTTTGAATAGTTTCTTCGTCGAAGCTACACCAAGGTGATACAACCTTCACAGTTGCTTTATATACTGTTGCCATAATATTAAGGTTTAATTTTTTACGATGAGGATAAGTAGTATTATTATTACTAATAAGCAAGAGTAAATCCCCGTTAACCATCCTCTTATTGATTTAAACTGTTTTTCTGTCATAAACTAAGATTTAATTTCTATTAACTCTTTAATTGGTTGTTGTGTGAACCATCTTTTGTAAAATGGTAAGTTATACCATTCTAATATTTCTATGTAGTTGGTTAATGCAAATTTTCGCTCGTCTGATACTAATGTAAATGTCTTAATCATAATTAAGGTTATTTTACAAAGATACGAAATTAAAATTAATAAAACAATTTATTTGGATATAAATGACATCTTGGTCCTTGAAGCGGAGAGAACAGGAATCGAACCTAATACCCTTTCGGGTACCCTTTCTTTAGCAAAGAAGGACGGTCCCAGACCGCATTACTCTCCATTTGAAGTAGTAACTGGTTTTTCACCAGTATCAGTACTCTAGGGCTTATTTACCGTATCCCATCTCAATTAGGTGTAGGGCTACGGCTACTGATTCATCCCCTCGATAATGGCTGTTCCTACCAAAACCTTAACGACTTAACTCGTTAGTGATTAATTCACGATACTACTTTTGTACCCCCACCTAGACTCGAACTAGGATTATCGGTTTAGAAAACCGAGGTTCTATCCCTTGAACTATGGGGGCATCATTTATTTATAAAGATATGACCTATAAATCTGTTCACTTACAATACACACCGCCTCAGCAGCATAGTCAACATTTTTATTGTCACCATAAATGGAAATCATTACATTGTATAAGTTATCATATGTTATCATCAGTGTTCGTACGATATTTCTAACATCTAACTCATCTAATATTTCTAACCTTTCCTCTTTAATTGCTTGACCATATATTCTTCTAATAACTGGGAAAGATATAGTATCTAAATCTTCATGTAAATCAGTTGGTAGTGAAATATTCAACTCTATCAAATATAAAGCAACTTCATCTAAATGTTTAGAGATACTTAAATGAAATTGGCTTGGTAATTGTTCTAATAGACCACTCATTTCCCAAAACTTTATCATTTCTTCATCATTTTCATGATTCCCAAATTTATCTCTTCCGTATTCTACTAATTCACTCATATCTTTTTCTTTTAATGATACGAATTAACAATCGATTTGTAAATAGTTGAGACGGTGGAGGGAATCGAACCCACATTTTCAGCTCCTTTTACGGATGACAATTTAGAAAAATGCCTCGGCTACACCGCCATGTGTTGTACACTTACAGGGACTCGAACCCCGAATCTCTCGGTTCGTAGCCGAGTGCTTTATCCAATTAAGCGATAAGTGCATTTGTGGACCCACCCAGAATCAAACTGGGACCCGAAGTTTAGGAAACTTCAATTCTATTCAGTTAAACTATGGTTCCATATACCTAAGATAAAAAGCAGTGTCTAGTTTCATACGGTAACTTACTCCTAACTTACTTCCGTGCTGACATACAATAAGGGTTACCACCACGAGTATGCTTCTAGGTATTGTACCGAGTACGAGGTTCGAACTCGCTTAACCATCCATATGAAGGACGGTCCTTTTCCACTAAGCCTCGGCATGTGTATATTGCTCTAGTGGAGAATTTCGAAATCTCGACCTATCCGTTAACAGCGGATTGCTCTGCCTCTGAGCTACACTAGAATATTAAAGTGCCAAATTGTTATTTTAATTGGTGATTTGGCACACCAATAAGTGGTCCCAGCTGGGCTCGAACCAGCGACCCTCGCATTATGAGTGCGATACTCTAACCAACTGAGCTATAGGACCTGTAAAACATTTCTCTTTTTTTAATTTATCATTTCTAACGTAATTGCCATCAAAAATGAACCAAGACCAGTACCAAAGAATGTTGCCCATGCATCAACAAGGTCAAATTGACCCTTCTTTAGTAATAAGTCCCAAATAACTTCCTTAGCTATACCAGCGGCTACACCAGCACCCACACCGACTAACACACCTCTTTCAATGTTATTGAAGGCTGTTCCATCATAAGCGAAGATAAGTCCTACTATTACTGAGATACCAAATCCAGCATAGAAATGTAATTTTTTGTCTTTTGGTATTGAACCAATAAAATCTTTAATTTTTTTCATAATTTTTTTCATAATAATTGTTTTATTATAAATAGTCGGGAAAGTGGGATTCGAACCCACGTTTTCAAGTACCGCTACGAATATACATGATATAAGCATGCCTCGCTATATCCCGATTGGTGTGCTCATCCTAATGCCTCACATCCCCGAAGGTATGGTTTGCATAACAGGGCTATAGTTCCTGTTCTAAGCGTGGGTAGAACGTGTTGCGCTGGTGGATTCTGAGACCACATTTCCAACACCTTTACGAATATCCAAGTTATCAGCTTGGCTCGGTACAGCGCAATTTAGTTGTGTCGGTGGGAATCGAACCCACTTTGTACTTTCGTACCCACGTTATCAGCGTGGTGCCTAAACCATCCAACCCCGACACAATGTGGGTGGAAGCCCCATTACTTCCACCTTGTTTTTCTGTTGTGTTTCCACGTTTTATACATTCTCATTTGGAAACCCATTAACCCAGTACCATGAAACGATACACATTCATCCCAATAAATAGGGTAGTTAATGCTGTATTGAATAGCTAAGTATTCTTTACTTGTTTTTGCTTTGTTCAGTTTTGCTCTGTTTCTGTTAATACTCATAAGCTTATAAGTCTGTTGTTTAGCAGACCTTAAAGCATGTCGAATTCTTTCTTCATAATTTTAAATTTTAGCGGACTGACTTGGATTCGAACCAAGACCTTTTCGATTAACAGTCGAAAGCATTTGACCATTGTGCTACCAGTCCATGAAAGAGCTTTGCACTCTATTTGGGGGTCTGGCTTTACCCCTAAGGTTATATGTGGGTGACCGACGAGAATCGAACTCGCATTAACTGCACCACAAGCAGTCGTGTTAAGCCATTACACTACGGTCACCATGTCAGTAAACCTGTTTTTGTACAATAAACAAGGTACGTTTATTATTCCAATTTTGCGTTTACTATCCTGTTTACCAATTCTTTACTTCTCTTAAGTTTATCCTTGATACGTTTGATTTCTTCTTCTGTTGGATTATCGTTTAAGGTATATTCAATACCATGTCTCTTACAATAATCAATTACTTCTTTTATATACATAATCTTAATTTTTAGCGGAGAGAACTGGACTCGAACCAGCACTACGAATGAACGTAGAACAACTTTCCAAGCTGCGGCAGTACCATTATGCTTACCTCTCCATGGGTCCCGTTATAATTTTTACATCTCATCACATCACGGGACCACGGGGATGAGTTTGCGGAGAGAGAGGGATTCGAACCCTCACGCCACCCAGAGGACGAGACGGTTTTCAAAACCGCTACCGTTACCCAGAATCTATCGGTTAACCTCTCCGTTTTGTAGCATTCTAACCTATAAGTTAGACAAGACACCGCTGAGTGCTACACCCAGTCCTCGCACAGACGGTAGAAATCGAATCCACCCAGTCGGATTTGGAATCCAACTCGCCAGCCTTGGGACATTCGCCTGTATTTGCACGGGTGGTAGGACTCGAACCTACAGCCAACGGTTTTGGAGACCGCTACTCTACCAATTGAGCTACACCCGTGTTTGGACCAAGATGTCAAAGAACTTATTAAAACCTACCGTTGTAGGTTCTGTGGGTGTAAGGACGGTATCGAGCCGTCTTCTCTAGATTCACAGTCTAACGCTTCACCTTAAAGCTTCAAACACCATATATTTTAGAGTTTTACAAAAACGACCATCTTTCCATGTTCCTTCTTGAAGGTTAACTCCCCCTTGTATCCAGACGCATCTGCTATCTTTCTATACTTGTCTACTATCAAATCAAAATTTTCTTTAAAATCTATCATCTTTTCAACTCCTAACTTTCTTCCTAAATCTCCCTCACTCATATTTCAAATTTTTAAGCACAAAAAAAGCCTTGATATTATATCAAGGCTTCGTTAATTTTATATTATTGAATTCTTAGAACTCAATGATGTCATTAAACATACCTTGACCGTTATGGATGCTATTGCGTCTCCAATTACTAATCGAAATCATATGTATGTTTATTGTTCTCATTTTTCTTTTTTGTTGTGGGACTATTTGTCCCTTTTAATTAAATACTCTGCAAATATACAAAAGTTATTTCGATTTGTCAAGTATTTTGCAATTTATTTTCAATTTATTTTAAAAATCGTTGTTTTTAGTGGCTGGTTTCGTGAATACCACTGAAATTACTTGTGGGTCTAAATGTATATTAAAGTATGGAATATCACGATACTTTGCTTCTAATGTTTTTTTAGCAGCGAATATACTAGGATAATCATTTGGTGATGATACACCAAACTTAACCTTTACTGGAGTTCTCTCATTTGATGGAGAATCAACCAAGTGAGTTACATATTTCATTAACTCATCACCATTACCCACCGTGTTATCAGAAGTTATATATGGAGTACCCTCTTTGATATCAGTTTCAGTAGCCATGGTTGGTAATGATTCTATTGTATTTAAATACCATTCTTGTACTTCATCTGTCATTCTATCATAGTAAACATTAATACTCCATTGCTCACCATTTTGGTCAGTACCTACGAATGTATCCTCACCAGTCACATCTTCCTTATCTTCGAATGTAACAACACGCTCAGTACCATCTTGGTTACTAATAAACCTTACAGTTGGTGATTGATTGTGCCAGCCAACTATCTTAGCTGATGATGCATCATTTGAAGCTAGGCTACTTACACCATCCTCATTGATTCTCTTAATCTTATTGAACGTGTTTGTGAAGCTTTCAAATATTGCTTTATGTGTATTAGCTCTTAATTTAGCTCTATCTGCGTTGTTATAAAATTTCTTACTTCTCATGATTAAACTCTTTTATTATAAATATTGCATTTCTCTTATTAAATTGATTTTTTCAAGATATTCATAACAGATTTCTTGAATTTATCATTTTCTTCTGGTGTAACTCTTAGTTCACCACCAAAAGCTCTAGAAAAAACCCTCTCTTTAGATGGATAATCTCCGTCTTCTCGGATATTAATCATGGTTATAGTTCGAGTTAAAAAATTTATAAGATACTTTACACCTATAGCTTTACTATATTTAACGGGTGGTGGGTTTGTAAAAATATACATTATTTTTTCATCACCAAATAAATCAAACTCTCCAGCTTCACATTTATTAAGAGCATCCATTATACTACTTACATCAGTTTTATTTTCATTAGACTCATAAACCACTTCAACGTCTTCCGATACAATACCCTTAGATTCTAAATGTCTTGATTCAGCTAAAAGGTTAGCCTTCTTAATATGTTTGTCTTTATCGAATCGTCTCATAGTATTAAGCTAATATATCCCCAAAGTCAAAACTAACAGCCCAACCTCTTAAATTGCAATATTCTTTCCACAATTCACCATTTTTATTTTCATCATATCCAACATAACGTGGATTTCCAACAAAATTCATTGGTTCATGAATTTTATCACCAAATTTTCTGTAAAGTGTTTGAGTACTAACACCTCTATATTTAGCGGCACTGGCAGATGAGATAACTTTCTCTATAAACATAATGGCATTTTTCCATTCAATGGGTGCGTCCATTTGTGCAAGTGCCACATCTACTTTTGGTTTATCAATTGAAAGCCACGTACTTGTTTTTTTAAGTTGGTTAGGTTTTACCCCAAGATGATTAAAAAAGCCTTTGTAGGCGATTTTCTGCTCCTTAGACATATTACCATATTTATAATTATGAATCCAAATATCAACCTCATCACTTGAATATGTTTTCCCACTTCGTTCATCAGTATAGACCTTTCCTTCATCTTCCGTTATAACACCCTTAGATTCTAAATGTCTTGATTCAGCTAAAAGGTTAGCCTTCTTAATATGTTTGTCTTTATCGAATCGTCTCATGTTTATAAATACTATAACATTACCTTAAACTTCTCCGTTTCAAGTTGTTTTATTGCTTTACCCATTTCTGGTCCAGCTTCCACACCTAACTCTTTTTGAGCATCAGCACCAGTTACACTCAATCTAAAGTCTATAAATGCGTCAAGCATCTTAGAATCTAAGTTGATAAATCTACCGAACTTTCTTATTTGTTCATCTGATAACCCAGCGTTAACTTGTTGCTTCTTGAATACAAATACATCCTCTGGGTTATTGAATTGTTGTAATGCAACCAAGAATGTGATAGCCTTAACCTCAGTACTTGAGTAAGTCAACTTATTAAGTACCTTACCTAACTTATGTGGGTCGTTATCCTTAAGTAACCAAGCAAGTAGCACAATTGGGTCTCTTTCTTCTAAGAAGTTCTTAGATACACTTAATCCCTTGAATACATCATTGAATAAGTTGTACTTATCTAATAACCCTAAGAATTGGTTGATTGTCTTTGTTGTCTTAACACCCTTTAAGAATTCATCTCTGATTCTCTCTGGACTAATACCATCAAGACTAGCATCCTTCTTAAGTGCCGCATCAACGTTTGGTTCCAATTCACTACCAAATCTACCAGCAAATCTAATTGCTCTAAGGATTCTAAGTCTATCTTCTTCAAATCTTTCCTCTGGTGCGCCAACAGTTCTCACAATACCTTTCTTAAGGTCTGAGATACCACCTACAAGGTCAACTATCTCATTTGTATTTATATCAAAGAAAAGTGCATTGATTGTAAGGTCACGTCTCTTAACATCTTGGTCAATAGTCGTAAACTCAACTGCATCTGGTCTTCTACCAGAACCTATATCTTTTCTGAATGTTGCGATTTCATATTCATCAGTATCACTGAATACATTGATTACTCCGAATGCCTTACCAGTTGGGATAGTCTTGAAACCACCCTTCGCCATTATAGCTTCCACTTGGTCTGGGTTAGCATCAGTTGCGAGGTCCCAATCCTTAGGTGTTTTACCTAAAAGGGCATCTCTTACAGCACCACCAACAACATACAATTTAAAACCGTTTTTAACAAACACGTCTTTAATCTCAAGTATATCACTTGGTATTGTAAGGTTAAACTTAACTCGGTTCTCCGTGATAAGTCCTTCTCTAATTCTATTTCTAATAAATTCTTTCATCATAACAAATATAGTCATTTAAATCTTAGTATCCAAATTAATTCCTCATATTTTTACCCAACAACCCTTCACGATACATTCTTGTCTTAATATCCCTAACCCATCGATTCTTAACCTCAACACTGAAAGTACTAGTCATTGTGTTTAGTGCTGGTGAGTATTTTATCATGTCCTCAAATGTTAATGAATCCCAAATCTCACCATACTTACGTTTTAATTGTACTATATTGTGAATTTGTGATTGGATTTCCATTTTATCCGCATTTATTGGTATGCCTTTTTTGGTTATACCTCTTTCACTAGCCCTTTCTATTCGTTTATTAATATGTTTATTATGTAACGTGTCATCAATCCAATGTACCAATTCATGGTGGATACTACCTTTTATTGATGATGAGCTAAACTCATTCATAAAATTACTAAGTTGATTATCTGGTAAATAACTAGCGGCAGATTTTATTGACCCACCATTATCCTTTATAAAACTTATAGCACTTGTGTTTGGACCAATAGATATTACATGTTCTGTTGGGGCATAGAAATTACCTCCACCCTCATTAATAAGTATAATACAAAGATTAAGTTTGTCTGCTTTTACTGCTAAGGGTGATTTTAATGTTGATGTATTAATCAGTGTTTTCTTAAACATATCATCCGTGATAATTCCAGTTTTATCAATTTCCTCATAATCCTTTTTAAAATAAGTATCATAAATGAAATCCACATCATCAGTAACATCCATAAGGCGTTCCTCAATTAATGATTCTCTAATTCTATTTCTAATAAATTCTTTCATATGTTCATAAACATTTCAACATTGTGACCAGAGTCTATAAGTGTTTGGAAACCAAATGATTTATAGAAACCTACAAGGTCATTTATTCTAAGCCCTTTGAATCCCATTGGTGACGCATTCAAGTACATTATGTTATCACCCTCACTTCTAGCATATGCAATGCTTTTCTGCATAAGTGCCTTTCCAATTCCAGTACCCTTAGCTTTATCTTCAACATCTAAATGTTCTATCTTAGTAAATCTATCGTTGGGGAACAATTTATTGTAATCATTATCATCAAAATCTATGTCTGGGTCTTCTATAGCGTCCTCAAATTCTCTATAAGCATCGAATATCATTACTATAACTATCTTACCAAGTGTTTCTCTATTTTTGATAGCACTTATAGTTACCCCGTCTTCATCCTCATCATAATCAAAGATAAGTTCATTCATTGCATCCTCATATAAAGACATTAATTTCATACTAATAAATACTTCATATAAATAAAAAAAGCCCCACCAGTAAAGGTAGGGCTTCTTAAAAAAAACAACTTTAATACAGTTCACAGTAATACGTGAACATAGTGGGGGAAATTAAAAGGAATCTTCTTAACACCTCTAGCATTTGGATTAATTCGGATTCGAACCGTTTTCTACCTCATTACACACATATCTAAGCGGTAGCCTAGATTCTTCTCCGTCATTAGACTCTCGAAGCGGTATTCCTACCTTATGCATTGCCTTAACCCACTAATCAAAGGTTATTAGGCTACAAGACTGGATTTATGTATTTACCAGTAAATGAGGCTACAAGTAGATAATTACATCTAGCTTTGCCTTTCAAATGTACTAACGTTGGACCGACTGTTAGGAATATTTGCTTGACTCAACTACTAACTCCCAAAGGAAGCTTCGCCTGTATCATCTAACATCTACCCTGTCCATTCTTAAGCAGTTTGCCATCAGAATCCCACCATAGGAACGTCATCTCTTATCACCCCTGTAGGTAGTGATTATTCGAGCATAATTGTCATGTTCATGTGCCCATAAACATGCCCCCATAAAATTAAAGAACTTGTTTTAATGATTCCGAAGAATCGTTGCACAAATATACTACATTTATTTCCTCGTGTCAAGTATATTTATGTTTTTTTTTATTTTTTTTTTAATAATGAGCTTATCCTCGATTACGATGCATCTTTCTACACATCTTATTTCTTTTCTTATTTGCTCGTTTACCTTTTCGACCCTTCTTTTTATTTTTCTTACCGCCTGGGTAACCAGGTCCATAAGAAGCTTCAATACTATAACTTGTCTTCTCAGCAACAATACCATCATTGGCAAGGCTTGAAAAAGACATTAGTAGAAATAATGTAATAATGATTTTCATAACAATTTGTTTATTTATATATACATACAAATATACTACTTTTTTTCTAAACTTGCAATAATTTCTTTATTACACCCAATACAGATTATAAACTTCTCATTATCCAATACCATTACATTGGGCTTAGGGTATTCACAATTACAAAAATCAGTCTCATTAATGGTTGTTGGTTCGTGATTCATTAGAATACTTCCAATCCTTTTAACCTTACCCTTAAACTCATCTAGAGTTCCATTGTTCTCAATAATTATATCAGCACAACTCATATCAATGTTGAAGGAGGTGGATGGTTCGAGTGGAAGTCTTCCAGATGCGTCAACCCAAATAATTAGGTCGAATAGTCCTTGATTCATACATTCAGTAATCTCCCCATGGTCTCTCATACCAACATAACAATCCGCACGTTCAAGAATCCCCTTAGCTAGTCTTGCTCGGTCATCCTTGTTATAATCAAGGATTAACTCATACCATTCTTGCCTATGACCCTCTCGGTCTTCGAAACACTCTGCTGGTGTTGAATAGTTGTACTTGTCTTTAAGTGTATCGTAAATGAATATGTCAGCAGCTGCTTGTGATGATGATTGGAATTTAAGCCCGTAATATTCACCCATCAATTCTGCGAACGTATCCTTACCATGTCGCATATTCCCTAGTATCAAAAATTTTCTATTCATGATGCAAATATACTAAAAAATATAATACGGTGCAAAACTAAGAACGCCAACCGTCAAGGGTTAGCGTTTAAGTATCTCTATCACCCTAATCGGGCAACGAGTGTGTCCTATTTTTATACAAAAAATGGTAAAAAATTGTTGGGTTATGATATCGTGGACTATCGTTTCAACCACATCTGTCATTTTGATTCATAACCCAGTACCAAAAAAATCTAAGGGGAAGCTTTCGCTTCCCCTCGTTTAGTGGAGATGTAAGATATTGCTCCTTAATCATGCCTAATGCATGCATCTCCATTTGTAGCGGGAGCCCGACTCGAACGGACGACCTCAAGGTTATGAGCCTTGCGAGCTACCAACTGCTCCACCCCGCAATATGTGGGAGTAGATAGTATCGCTCTACCAATAAGACTTACATCTTATACTCCCATTTGCACTTCCTATCCCTCGGTATCGTATAGTGCTAACCGCTAAAGTACCCCACAATAGACTTACACTATTAGCTATCGTTACCATGACGATAGGTGGAGTATGATTCGCTGAAATCATTTAAATACTTCAACGTAATGTTGTCAGAAAGGGACTGTTTTTTTTTTTTGAAAAAAGTTAATTGCTGAATCCTTTCTTTTAGTGGGGAGACTAGGACTTGAACCTAGACTTACCGAAGTCGTACTCGAATATTTCATAAAGAAGGAGGTTCTCTATGAAATAGTATTCTCTCTTATACTATCTCCCCAGTTGTTGATTAAGGTCAGAGGTCACCATTCTAGATGGAGTTCGAACATTGCTGTTACACACTTAGGACCCTTAGACCTTAATCAATTTTTTTAAGTCACAGAATAATGGTTTAGTGTTTTTTTTACATGGGTCTAGACACCATGGCGGTTTATTTTATGTGGAACCTATACTTAACCACTTCCTTTAGATTTTGTTTTACGGTTTGCCGTAATTATCCTTTTTGACTATATCTTAATTTTCAATGAACTATTTCGCTTAATAGAATACAAATATACTACATATATACTCACTTGTCAAGTAAAATTTCATTTTTCTTTGAAATTAATTTACTTTTCCTTGATTTTCAATGATTTATTATCCATTTCACCAACAATAATAAATATACCTTGTTTCTTATTTAGATAATAAACTACATTTAATACCTTATAATATTGGTGGGTTTCTTCAATCCAGACAATTTCATCATATCTAGGTATGTGTTTTAATTTTACACCTTGTTTAATTGGTTTCCAATCTTTATCAAGAATTGAAATACTCGTACGTTTAAATAAGTTTATCATACCTTAAATATAACATTTTTAATAAATTTGTCAACAATTAGACTTTATTTTCAATTAAAATGATATTTATTAGTATAAGATAATAAGTTTAACTAAAAAATATAAATTATGGGATGTGGATGCAAAAAGAAAAATAAGCCGAAGCCGAAACCAGCGGCAAATACTACTAATACTAGTAAATAACTTTAAAGGGTCTTAATTGACCCTTTTATTTTACCCCTCATTTTCTGATTCAGATTTATTTCCTCGAACTACTTTCACTACTTCTAAGAACTTACCACCAAATACATAACCACCGAATAATGTCATTGCATATTCTAATGCATCAACAATCATCTTAAAGTTTTCCATTTCTATTTCATCCTTTCTAATACCAGAGAAAGTAAGTATACCTAATGTAATATAATATGCTACCACAGACCAAAGAAGATAAACTCTACCTTGAGAATACTTTCCATTTTGTTTTAGAATATCTGTGAATAATTTAAATCTTTTTTTCTTTGACATAACGTTGTTTTTATGATAAATACCTTCGTAAACGTAAAAGTATAAAAACAACGAAGCCCCGCATTCTTGTCAATACGAGGCTTAATATTTCACTCCCAACTTGTGGGTGTGGAGCGTTAGCGTGGAGTTGGAGAGATTCGAACTCTCGTCTTGCTTACACATAAAGTGTTTTCTACATGCTTATCTAGTTTCTAATTCTAGCAAAGTTTACTAGTTCCCGATTTTACAAGTCGGTGTTTCTAATAAAAGTTATCTTGGATATATGTTTACTTCGTTTATCATTGAAGTTCGGTACGATACCAGTACCATGTGCTGTTTTAGGCTACAGCCATCTCTCCGTCAAGCACACCTATCGATGCGTTGTCAAGGAAATTTTCGGATACAGTTAAGTTTCCAGTTAAATTTGTGTCTCAGTTTTAACAGCTTGTCCACTTCGCTGTGCATGCTTACAAATCATGTTTTAATAAACAATCAAATGCCAGTCAACCCCATAAATTAAAGAACGTGTATCTTTTAAATATGTGCAAATATACTAAAAGTTTTATCTAATGTCAAGTTTTTTAATAAAAAAAGAGGAAAACTTTCGAATCCCTCTTTTATTGTGTTACTTCTTATTGTTATTTTTATTCTTATTTAATCGGTTAGTAATTGTTTACCACCCTTGATTATTGTTTTATTTAAGTTTTGTATTTTGGTGTCTAACTTATCACACCTAGAGTCTATGACCCTTCTTGTTTCTAAATCTGTATCATTGGTTGTTCGATATAAGTCATCAAACCTCTGATTCATTTCATTTGTTAAGCTATCTAAATCTGTATAATCAACCTTATTCTTCAACTTAAAGAACGCAACCACTATAGCCGTAACTATAGCAACAACACCCAATGTTGAAGCGACTGATATCAATATTAATATAATTGTTTCCATATATTTTTATTTTTTTTTATGGAAGTAACACAATTTTAATAATTATTCTATTCCCAAGTTACAGTTATCACCTCTTTACGAGTTACTTCGTTCCAATCTTCATCATAATGATAATTTTCACTACGTGTTAACATCCAAAAGAATAGGAAGTACTTCTTATCCGATTCTCTTTGTACAACAACATTATGACATTCCCCATCACAATCTCTACTTGGATAATCCTCAACGAAATTATAAGTCTCACCATTTATTTCCCAACTATCTTCACTTGTGAAGTCATCAATTTCTTCTTCACTTACCGTGAATCTTTCTCTTTCTTTTACCATAACTAATAATATAATGTAAGTGTATCTTTCTTTTGTTGTTTTGCCAATGCTATTGAATTGTTGGTTCCTCGGCTTTCACCATTCCAACAAGCAACAACTATATCAGCATCAGTTATTATTAATTCATTTCTAATGAAACCAGCAGCCTTTCCGTGTAGGTCCCAATCTGGAAGATGAATTATCTTTTTAAGACCTCTCTCGTCCGCATATCTAGCTCCAAGTGAATCAGCACCTATAGCACCACCACTTACGATGGTGTCAAATCCAGCACCAGCTAAAATTGAATCTAGGGTACGCTCAAGTCTCTTATAATCATCAAAGGTTCTACCCCCAACAACTGCGACCTTCATTAGATATTCTTTTTAACCTTATTCTTGATAATACCATCGATAATACCATACTTGAGTGCTTCATCAGCATCCAACCAATTATCTCTGTTACAATCAGCAATTACTTTCTTTTTGGTCTTACCAGTATAATCACCAAGCATATCAAATAACTTATCATTATACTTAACAGCTTGTTCAAGACTAATCTTCATATCTTCAACATGACCTCGTGCACCAGATGAAACTTGGTGAAGCATCACAACTGAATTTGGTAAAGAGAAACGTTTCCCCTTCTCACCATTACCTAATAGAATTGAACCCATTGATGCAGCCATACCAAAGTTAATTGTTGAGACATCGGAAGCAATATAGTTCATGGTATCTACCATTGATAGTCCAGACTTGACCGACCCACCAGGTGAATCTACATGCATCTTAATATCAGTCTCATCAACATTATCTAAGAACATAAGCTGTGCTGAAACAACATTACTCATTTGGTCATTAACTGGTCCAGCAACCCAAAGGATTCTATCCATCATCATTCGTGAAAAGATATCCATTTGAGTCATATTCATTTGACGTTCCTCAATAATGTAAGGTGTCATATTTCCTTGAATACCATAATTAGCTTGTGTCATCACATTCGAGTATAACGTCTCTTGTACCTTCTCCCAATCATGGAATTGGAGACCGCTAATACCCATATGTTTTATTGCGTAGTCTTTAAATTCTGAATAAAAATCTATCATATTTTTTTTTCTTTTTTAAGCCGTAGCTTCTTCCTCCTTAGCTTCTTTTAATGAATTGAAAGCAGCTTTGATTATTGTAAGTGTGTCAAGGTAAAGTTTGTCACCAAATTTACTAATAACTCCAGAGTGACCCATAACATCTGGTTTGTTAATCTTAACCGTATCCTTTTCATAGTTGTATTCAACATATGCTAATGCTTCTTCCACAATTATCATTTGTTGAACCTCGTCAAGCATTTCAAATACCTCTTCATTGATAAAGATTTTAATATCAACACCAGTTCTGTGTTTTTCGTAATCGTTGGTCTTCGCTACCTTGAAAATTTCCCTAAGTTTGTTGTTAGTGATGATATCAAAAGTTAATACTTTGTCTAACTCTGTAAAATCAATAACTGTTTTGAATACTGATTTTGTACTGTCAAATGGTTCTTCGAATTTTGCCATAATTTTTCTTTTTTGTTTTAAATATTAGATTACAAATATACACCTAATATGCTTACTGTGCAACCTTATTTTGGATATCCTGTAATTTTTCTAGCAATTCTTTTTCCTCATCACTCACTTCTGTTGGTACTGAGACACTTAGAATTATTATCATATCACCTCGCTGTCCATTTGAATGTAAAATATTCATTCCCTTGTTAGGAATTCTAAGATTATCATCAACATTGCTATATGGTGGAATAGTTGCTCGTATCTTACCACCCTCTATGGTTTCAATCTCAATCTTATCACCTAATACTAATTGTGTATAACTTAATTTTAAATTAACCTTCAAGTCATTACCACTTCTAATAAATGTGTTGTGAGATAATTGTGTTAATACAACCATTACATCACCATTGTGACCATTAGGTGTTTCATGACCACCACCTTCGGATATTATTTGCATTCCATCCATAACTCCAGATGGTATGTCAACTTCAAGTGTGTTTGTTTTACTAATCGTTTTAGCACCCTTACAGTTCTTACATATATCTGATATCATCTCACCAGTACCTCTACAGCTTTGACATGTACTTTGTTCTTGAAACATTTGGTTACCCATCCTTATGTTTCTAAACATCATTCCAGAACCCTTGCAGACACCACAACCTTTTACGTTATGACCACCCTTACCATTACAAGGTTTACAAACAACTTGTTTAGCATACTTTAATGTTTTTTTAGCACCACTAAACATTTCTTCAAGTGACATCTTAAGATTCAATCTAAGACTTTCACCCTTCCTAACTTGTTGTCGTTGGTTGCCGAACATCTCACGCATCATATCTTCCATGTCTTGCCTACCCTTAACTCTCTGAGCACCTTGGTGACCGAATCTATCATAGTTATTCTTCTTATCCTTATCACTTAAGGTTTCGTAGGCTTCTGCGGCTTCTCTGAATACTTCCTCAGCTGCTTTGTCGTCTGGTTTAACGTCTGGATGATTCTCCTTAGCTATTGTTCTATAAGCTTTTTTAATTTCCTTTTCTGATGCAGTTTTACTTACACCTAATACTTCATAATAATCTCTTTTCGCCATGCAGTTTATCTTTTTTTTAATTTACGTATATTTAAGGAATAAATAAAGACTAACATGGTATATAGAGTCATTTTATTGAGAAATGGAGAGTATAAGAAGACAATTCATCGTTGTAAGACGAAAGATACCTCTTTTATTAACTATCAATCCATTAAACTGGAGAATGAAAGTGTTATCTTCCCTAGGAAGTATATCAATAGCAACGGAATTCGCCCCGTAACGTACAAAATATGCGTTGTAAAGGACTTTGAGGAAGAAGACAAGGAAAGAACACTCCGAGATGATTACGGGCGTGTATACAAAGAAAAAACCCTATTCGGGATATGGACAGTATTAGCTTCATGTGAATACAACTACGAAGAAACATTCTGGTTGTATGGTCACAACCCAATACACGATAGAAAAACCATAGCAGATATAATGAGACCACTAATGAAGGGTGCTCATAGAGCTAAGTATGCAAAGCAAATTATTGTTGTACACAATAAGTTATTGATTCACAGTGAGGAAGAGTTTAATATGGTTGTTTGTAAGAATAAGCGTGATGCTCAAAGACTTCACCATGCATTGCATGATGCCGCAAAGAAGAATAGTGTCAAGAGTCTTATCTTTATGGGTACTGCTAGTCCAGCTACCGTATCAAGGATGTATGATGTAATTCTAGAAAATACGGATTGGTCAATAGAAAAGATTCGTAGAACTTCTACAAAACCCTAACTTAAGTCTTGTTCATCTTGAAGATAATTCTCCAAGTTCTTTATAATAATACCAAGTCGCTTGTAATCTTCACTATCTTTACCACCAGCACGTAGCTCAAGTAGTAATTCGTCAACTCTATAGAGTAGAGCCAGTAATTGATGTTCCTTCTGATTCTTATCACTCATAATTATCTACTATTATACAACCAATTAATTTAGAGTTGAATTCTGTGTTCTCATCGATAGTAAAATCACTTGTAGGTATGAATGTTACGGTAGCCATCTCACCATCAGCAATACCTACAGTTGTCTTAGGAATCGATTTAACCTTATTCCATGTTGATTGATAGATAAATACTTCATTTAAGTATAGATTTTCATCATACTCAACCATGTATCGACCAAGTATATCACCATCCTTATAATACTCTAAAGTCTCAAATAACTTTTTTAAGTGTGGGTGTGTTTTTAT